CAGTGACGTCTACAGCCGGTTTTATTACAGGTACAGGCGTTAATTCAACAGTTACAGCATCAACATTAACAGTAACTCAAGCAGACTATAATGGCCAAACTATTGGTTTAAGTCGTGCAGCGGGTATCACAGTTACATTGCCAGCAGCTTCAGGTACAAATGCCGTATATAAATTTTTGGTTGAAACAACAGTTACATCTAATAGTTATAAAATTCAAGTGGCTAACGCAACAGACGTAATTAGTGGCACATTAAATGTTGCCGGTACTACAGGCACTCCGTTTGGCACTCTTCCAGCTTCTGACACAATCACAATGAATGGCACTACACAAGGCGGCGTTATAGGTTCATACGTTGAACTTACTGATGTTGATGCAGGTATATTTGTTATTACTGCTGGTGGTCTTATTGGCTCTGGCACTGTAGTTACACCATTCTCTGCAGCTGTTAGTTAATTAATCACTGGGGGCATCTAGCCCCCTCACTAAACAAAGGAGATTAATTATGGCTATGCAATATGATGTAAAACAAGCGCATTTAAATTCTAGTGGGTATCTAGTTAAATATCCTGTTCGTGTTAAAGGGTTATCGTATACTGGCACAGCTACTGCGGGGTATGTAACTTTATTTGATACGGCTACAACACCTGTTTCATCAGGCGTAACTTATGCACGATCTGGTACAACTGTAACAGTAACAAAAACAGCTCATGGATTAATTACCGGTGATGTTATTGGTATTCACTTCTTATCAAATTCTGGTGTTTCAGCTACTGATGGTACATATTCTATTACTAGAACAACTGCTGATGCATTCACTTTAGTTGATATTAATACAGGTACTATTTCTAGCACTGCAGCTATATATGTTGTAGGTAAATGGCTTATGACTTACGAACCCGCAGCTACTGATGTATTTGCCAACGTTCCTTATATTCCGGGTGAAGGTGTACGAGCTGAAACAGGCGTGTATGCTGAAATGTCTAACGTGGATTCAGTACAAATATTCTATGGCTAGTAAGAAAAAAGGTCCTAGCTTAGCAATCGGACGTGGTGAGAAACTTCCTGTATCAAAAGGTGCAGGACTCACGGCTAAAGGTCGTGCAAAGTATAACGCAGCTACTGGGTCAAACCTCAAGGCTCCTCAACCACAAGGTGGCGCTCGTAAGAGATCGTTTTGTGCTAGGATGTCTGGTATGCCTGGTCCTATGAAAGATGAAAAAGGTAGACCGACTAGGAAAGCCGCATCACTAAAAAGGTGGAAATGCTAATGAGTACAGAACGAGAACTTGCCGAACACGGTATCGAAATTAAACACATTCAAACAGATGTAGACACCCTTATGGAAGATATGAACGAGTTAAAGAAAAGACTTGATGCTATTGAGTCTGCCCTTAACGAAATAAAAGGTGGGTGGAAAGTATTTATATTTATTGCGGGGATAGCTTCAGCCGTTGTTAGTTGGGCTGTAAATCATTGGCTTAAGTAGGAGATACTATGAAATCATTTATAGATAGAATATTTAAAAAAAGGAAACACGATGCTGAACAAATTGAAGAAAATAAAGCAATACTTAGTGAACAAATTGAAACAAGTATTAAAGAACGTATAGTTCAAAATAAAATTAATATGGAAGAAGTAGAAAAAGAAACACAAAAAGAACAAGTTGTATATAAAAAACCAGGTCACTACTTTGCAGATTGTAATTGTGCTAAGTGTGTAAGGTGGAGATGGATAAATCAAAATGCCGAGTAAATCTAAAAAGCAACATAATTTAATGGCAGCAGTAGCTAACAACCCAGCCTTTGCTAAAAAAGTTGGTATATCAAAATCAGTAGGAGAAGAGTTTATGAAAGCAGATAAAACTAAGAAGTTCGGATCAGGTAAATTAGTAGAAATAGATACTAATAAAAATCCTGGATTATCAAAATTACCAACGGAGGTTAGAAATAAAATGGGCTACATGAAAAAAGGCGGTATGGCTAAATCAGATTCAAAAGAAGATACAAAGATGGACAAAACTCAAGATAAGGCTATGATCAAAAAAGCATTTAAACAACACGACATGCAAGAACATAAGGGCGGTAAAGGAACCAAGTTAGCGCTTAAAAAAGGCGGTATGGCTAAAAAAATGAGTAAAGGTTGTGGTTATGCTTTAGGCGGCAAAGTAGCTCAGTTATCAAAAGCTAACGGTGTTGCTACTAAAGGTAAAACAAAAGGTACCATGGTTGCTATGCGCAGTGGTGGTAAAACTAAATCTAAGATGTGCTAAGGAGAATATTATGGCAGCAGATGATGGTAAATTAAGACTTGGTGGTAAAACAATAGATGAAATTAAAGAAGCCATGAAGGGTGATGGTAAAACTAGATTTTTTGGTAAAACCAAAGACGAAATTCAAGCTCATAGAGCTGCAGTTAACGCAGCTTTTTCTAGAAAAAAAGAAAGCGCATCATCCGATGACAAACCTAATATTGCATCACGCACAGATTTTAGTGATGAAAAAATAGCACCTAAGTTTAAAGCCCCTAAAAAGACGGCTAAAGAAAAAATTGAAACACCTCCAGGTGATATGGGTAGTGTTGATAGAACTGCTGATGTTATAGCTTCAGGTCCTGATATGTCTAAAGTTAATAAAGATATGCCTATGTCAACTAGAGATTTTACAGCAATGGAAATGGCTCAAAACATAATGTCACCTGGTTACAATAAGAAAAAAGGTGGCATGATCAAAACTAAAAAGATGTCTTCAGGCGGATCAACTGCATCTAAACGTGCAGATGGATGTGCTCAACGTGGTAAAACTCGCGGAAAGATGTGTTAATCATGGATGAATTTGAAAAAGTTCGTGACGAGTTACTAAAAAAACAACTAGGTGAAAACTATAAAGAATTTGAAAAACCTAGAAAAAATATGCCTACCGAAAATGATATGGAGCCTTTACCTAAAAAAGAAAATAAAGCTAGAGGAATACAGTTAAAACTAGGTCCTTCTAAAAAAGATAAACCTACTGACTTAAATCCTACATATAAAAAAGGTGGCATGACTGCTTCATCTCGTGCAGATGGATGTGCAGTTAGAGGAAAGACAAGAGCATGAGACCTTCACGTGGTATGGGCGCTATAATGCCTGATAAAATGCCTAAAGGTAAAAAGAAAGCTCGTAAAGATAGCACGGACTTTACAGAGTATAAAGAAGGTGGCAAAGTAAACGAAGCAGGTAACTACACAAAACCTAGTCTACGTAAAAGAATATTTAATAGTATTAAAGCAGCTGCTGTGCAAGGTACAGGTGCAGGTCAATGGTCAGCACGTAAAGCTCAACTCATGGCTAAACGATATAAAGCTTCAGGTGGCGGATATAAATGAGTGCATTAGCTAAACCACAACGTTCACTAAAAGCATGGGGTGAACAAAAGTGGACAACTAAGTCTGGTAAAAAGTCCAGTGAAACAGGTGAAAGATACTTACCTGAAAAAGCAATAAAAGCATTAAGCTCACAAGAATATGCAGCAACAACAAAAGCAAAAAGAGCAGGTAAAGCTAAAGGCAAACAGTTTGTAGCTCAGCCTAAATCAATTAAACAAAAAGTAAAACCTTTTAGAAAAATATAATCATGGTAGATAGAACCACAGGGTCCACGAGTTTTAATTTAGATTTAAACAATCTGGTTGAAGATGCGTTTGAACGATGCGGACAAGAGTTGCGTACTGGGTATGATCTACGCACTGCACGTCGTTCACTAAACCTACTTACAATTGAGTGGGCTAACCGCGGTATTAATATGTGGACCATTGAACCTGGTCAAATCAATTTAAACCAAGGTCAGATTATGTATGCCTTGCCTACTGATACGATAGACCTACTTGACATGGTCACTAGAACCGGTACAGGTCAGAACCAACAAGATATTAATATTAACCGTATCAGTGAATCAACCTATATTACAATACCTAATAAGAATGCAACAGGACGTCCTATCCAAGTGTGGATTAATAGACAGAGTGGTCAAGAGAACCCTACTGATTTATATACAGATGGCGCCGTTACTTCTACAGCGACTACGATTAACTTAACTTCTATTGTAGGTTTAGCGCAGTTTGGCTTTATTAGACTAGATAACGAAACGATTCAATATGGCGGACTTACAACCACAACAAGCGGTGCTACAACATACTACCAATTAACGGGATGTATACGTGGTGTTAACAACACAACTGCTGCGACTCACATAACCGCTACTAGAGTATATGTACAGAACTTACCTACAGTGAATGTATGGCCAGCACCAGATCAAAGTAACAACTATCAGTTTGTGTATTATAGATTAAGACGTATTCAAGATGCAGGTAATGGTATCACCGTAGAAGATATTCCGTTTAGATTTATTCCTTGCATGGTTGCAGGGTTAGCGGCGTATTTAGCGATGAAGTTACCTAATGTAGATCCTAATAGAATTGCAATGTTAAGAGCCGACTATGAAGCAGCGTTCCAATTAGCAGCTGATGAAGACAGAGAAAAAGCAAGTATTAGATTTGTGCCTCGTGAACAGTTTTACACAGGTTAAGTAATGCCAACCAAGTACGCCAGCGCCAAGAACTCCATAGCACAATGTGACCGTTGTGGGTTTAGATATAAGTTAAAAGAACTTAAACGCTTAGTTATTAAGACAAAAAATGTTAATATACTAGTGTGTCATGAATGTTGGGAACCGGATCAGCCACAGTTACAACTTGGTATGTACCCGGTTAATGACCCGCAAGCAGTGCGTAACCCAAGACCTGATTTAGGTTATTACCAATCTGGTTTAAATGGTTTACAGACAGATGAAACAACAGGCGTATCAACCTCACAAACAGGTGTCCCTTTAATGGGTAGTAGAGTTATACAATGGGGTTATAATCCTGTAGGCGGTGCTAGTTATTTTGATGCGGCACTAACACCGAATGACTTAGTAGGAACAAGTGCACTAGGTGATGTAACAATATCAATATCTTAAGGAGAAGTAAAATGGCATATAAATCAGGCGCAGACGGTATTACTAAACAAGGTAAAACCAAAGGTAAAAATTTAGGCGATACAGGCCCTAACGTAGGAATTCAAAACGGTCCAATTAAACATACTGTTGGCAAATTAAATGCTGACATGAAAAAAATGGGTCGTGGCTTAGCTAAAATTGCAGCACAAAAAAGAGGATAATAATCATGGCAGAATATAAAACACCGATAAATGTACCTAACGCAGACATTTATTTTTCACAAGACCCTAATAAGTTAAAAGCTCAAGAACTTAATAAAGGTACTGCTAGACAACGTGTAAGTGCAGGAGATCCTGGTTCTGATGTAATCAATAGACATGGTGAACTTGAAACTCGCGGTAATGGCGCAGCTACTAAAGGTCGTAAAGCTCGTGGACCTATGGCGTAATAAATGACGTACACTGAACTTGTCGCACAAATACAGGACTACACAGAAAATACGTTTACTACAACGGATATAAACACGTTTATAACTCAAGCAGAACAACGTATTTACAACACAGTCCAACTACCTGCACTACGCAAAAACGTAACAGGTTCATTAAGTTCGGGTAATAAGTATTTAGCGATGCCTACAGATTGGTTAGCTACATTTAGCTTAGCTGTTATTAACACAGACAACGAATACTTATATCTTCTAAACAAAGACGTGAACTTTATTAGGCAATCATTTCCTGATACTGACTCAGCTTTTTATGGTGAACCACAATACTATGCGGTATTTAATGCTTCATCGTTTATTGTAGGCCCTACACCTGACGCTAACTACTCAGCAGAACTTCATTACTTCTATTATCCTGAGTCAATTACAACAGCAGGTACTTCATGGATAGGTACTAATTTTAGTTCTGTTCTTCTTTATGGGTCTTTATTAGAGGCTTATACTTACATGAAGGGTGAAGCAGACGTGATGGCTACTTATAAAGCTCGTTATGATGAAGCGATGCTATTACTCAAACAGCTTGGTGATGGCAAAGATAGACAGGACTCATACCGATCAGGTCAAGTTAGATACCCAGTACAATAAAGGAAACTAAATTGGCAATCTCACAAACACTAGCAACAAGCTTTAAAGTTGAAATTTTAGATGGCATACATAATTTTGGTGTGGGCGTTATTCGTGCGTCTACTGCAGCGGATACTTTTAAAATAGCTCTTTATTCAACTCTAGCTACGCTTGACGCTGCCACAACAGTATATACAACACTGAATGAAGTTACAGGTACAGGCTATACAGCAGGTGGTAATACATTAGTTATATCTCAAGTCCCAACATCAACAAGTACTGAAACAACAGCATGGTTAAACTTTGCTAATTCAAGTTGGACTAGTGCAAGCTTTTCAGCAGATGGTGCTTTGATATATAATAGTACTCAAGGTAATAAAGCAGTAGCAGTATTAAACTTTGGTGGCACTAAAACCGCTACCGCGCAAACGTTTACAGTAACATTCCCGGCATCTACATTGGATGCTGCAATTATAAGGATTTCTTAAATGACATTAGATTCATCAGTATTTTCAGAAGCACCACAAGTAAATATTAATAATGTAAGACCCCTAGAAAAAGATTTATATAAAATGATGTGGGATAGACCGGAGTATAGAGTTGTAGCTCCTGGTGAACACATCGCACACGAATTTTTAAAACAAGCTAGACCACCTAAAGGCGCATCAGTATTAGATTTGGGTTGTGGCACTGGACGAGGTGCTCTTAATTTAGCTTTTTTTGGTGGCTTAGATGTCACGATGGTTGACTTCGCAGATAATTGTTTAGACGAAGATATTCGACCAATGCTAGAAACACAGAAGCATGCTATGCGATTTGTAGAGGCGGACTTATCTCAACCCTTACCTGTTAAAGCAGCTTATGGGTTTTGTACTGATGTGATGGAGCATATAAGACCTCATCATGTAGATAAAGTATTAGATAATTGTTTGGCTGCTTGTCAGCATGTATTCTTTCAAATTGCTACTGAAGATGATGTTATGGGTAAATTGGTGGGGCATAAGCTTCATTTAAGTGTACATCCATATGAATGGTGGTTAAAAAAGTTTATAGACCGAGATTGTGTTATTCATTGGTCTAAAGAAGAAAAAGGTTATTGTTTATTTTATGTAAGTAATTGGTTAAAAGGTTCTGATATTGTTGATGCTGGAGTGCTTAATACAGACGATGAAATTATCAAAGCAAACGTAGAGCACAACATTAAACGAGGTTTTTTACAAATAGAACCCCACCCTACGAATGACCAAGAAGTTATGATTGTAGGCGGTGGACCGTCATTGAATGAACACCTAGAAACTATTAGACAAAAACGGGCTGATGGTGTTAAACTGATTACAATTAATGGGGCTTATAAATGGTGCCTAGATAATGGTATTACGCCTTCTGCTATGGTTATGGTAGATGCAAGACCATTTAATGCACGATTTACACAACCTGTGGTAGATCATTGTAAGTATTTTATTGCTTCTCAATGTGATCCTACTACGTTTGATGGGCTTCCAAAAGATAGAACCTATATATGGCACACAAGTACTGAGTTACTTAATGACATATTAGCTAAACAATACCGAACTTGGTATCCTGTTCCAGGAGGATCGACAGTCCTTTTAAGAGCAATACCGTTGTTTAGGATGTTAGGTTTTAAACAGTTTCATCTCTTTGGATGCGATTCCTGTTTAGAAGATGAAGTTCACCATGCATATGAACAAATAGAAAATGATGGACAGTTAAACATACCCGTAAACGTGGGCGGAAAAATATTTAACTGTAACCCGTGGATGATTTCTCAAGCACAAGAATTTATTGATTTGATTCGTATGCTAGGGGATGAAATTGAATTAAACATTTACGGCGGGTTACTCCGTCATATTTTAGAAACTGGCGCATCATACGCCGACATAAAGGAGATTTAAAATGGCTGCAACTGCATGGCAATTATATAATTATGCTAAACGATATATAGGTAACGGAACCATTACACTAGGCGCTGGAGTAATTAAAATGGTTTTAGCGCGAACTTCAAGTAATGCTTCAACTTTTACACTTAGTACCTATGCTCAGATTACTGCTGAGATTTCAGCTACTGGTGGATATGTAGCAGGCGGTAGAAATTTAGTACCAGCAACGGCTCAATGGACAGTAGGTGCTTCAGCAAAACAAATGAAGTTTACAATGTCTACAGTAGGTTTAGCATTTACAGCTTCTGGTGCTTCATTAACTAACATTAGATACGCGATTCTACGTAATTCAACTGGCGCTGGCGCTGGTAAGTTATTATGTTTTTGCCAATTATCTAGTGCTCAATTTACTGTAACATCACCTAATACATTGACAGTTTTACCTGCTGCTACCGGCATCTTTACTCTAACTTAAGAGTTTAGTCGTGGCAGTAACAACTGGCTGGGGACGCGGTACCTGGAGTTCTGCTGAATGGGGGCAAGGAATTGTCATCGAGGCAGACGTAGGGACAGTTACGCTTACGGGCATAGCACCTTCAGTTGTACAAGGTGTAATTAGAACTCCTGCTGTAGGAACATTAACATTAGTAGGTAGTGCTCCAAGTGTAGTTACAGGACAAGTAGTAACTCCTACGGGTCAATCTGTAATTATAGGATCTGCACCAAGTATTGTAGTCACAGGAAATGTAGTAACACCCGCTGTAGGCACAGTAACACTTACGGGCATAGCACCTTCAGTTGTACAAGGTAAAATTATAACCCCTGCCGTAGGGACATTAACATTAGTTGGTGTAGCACCTACAGCTCTTACAGGTAGTATTATAACCCCTGCCGTAGGGACATTAACATTAGTTGGTGTAGCACCTGAAATAGCTCTACAAAATAACATATTTAAAACACCTGATACAGGAAGTTTAAGTCTTGTAGGAGCAGCACCTGATGTAGTACAAAGTATTGTAATAACACCAGCAGTAAGTACCTTAACAATAGCTAGTGACGCACCAAAAGCCCTTACGGGTGTAGTTATAACCCCTGACGTAGCAACACTTACTTTAACAGGCGTAGCGCCTTCAGTACTTACAGGTAGGGTAATAGCTCCAGCAGCAGCAGTGCTTACCTTAGTAGGTGGAACATCTACATTAAGTAACCCAAATTGGAATGTAATAAATACAGCACAAACACCTGGATGGGTGCAAATAGCAGCATAAAAAGAACAATTTGTAGTAAAATATAGCAAACTAAAAGGAATTTATTATGGCAAGCACCTATTCAGCACTGAAAATAGAACTCATAGGAACTGGCGAACAGTCGGGAACTTGGGGCACTACAACTAATACTAATTTGGGCGACGCCGCACTGGGTGAAGCTATTACAGGATCTGCTGATGTAAACTTTGCTACAGCTGCTGATGTTACTGTAACTCTTACTGATGTTAATACTACTCAAGCTGCTAGAAACCTTCGTTTAAATATTACTGAATCTTCTACAGGCATAGGCTATGTAGGTAACTTAATTCTAGGTTCAGGATGCCAGATTGAAAAATTCTATCTTATTAATAATACAGGTACTGGCGCTAAAACAGTTAAAAATACAACAGGTACAGGCATTTCAGTTCCAGCAGGTAAAGCAACTTTAGTTTATAACAATGGTACTAATGTGGTTGATGCAGCTACTTATTTTAGCTCTTTAACATTAGGATCAGCCCTTCCAGTAGCTTCAGGTGGTACGGGTGTTACATCATCTACAGGAACGGTAGCAGTTGTTTTATCAAATACACCTACTTTAGTAACCCCAGTATTGGGCGTTGCAACAGCTACATCAATTAATAAAGTTGCTTTAACCGCCCCAGCTACAGCATCGACACTTACTATCGCAGATGGTAAAACATTAACAGCAAGTAACTCACTTACTTTAGCAGGTACTGATTCAACAACAATGACATTCCCAGCGTCAAGTGCTACGGTTGCAGGGTTAGGCATAGCTCAATCATTTACTGCAAAACAAACTTTTACAGGTGCAACAGCTTCTTTAGCTTCCGCATTTATTAATGCTACTGAAACATCAACGATTTCTGCAACAGCAGCTACAGGTACAATCAATTATGATGTAACCACTCAATCAGTTCTTTATTACACAACATCAGCAAGTGCTAACTGGACAGTCAATATTAGAGGTAATGCAACAACATCTTTAAATACTTTAATGTCTACTAATGATTCACTTACGGTTGTATTTTTAGTATCACAAGGTGCTACAGCTTACTACAATAATGCTCTTACAATTGATAGCGTATCTGTCACGCCTAAATATCAAGGTGGCACAGCATGGACAAGTGGTAATGCTTCAGGTATAGATGCTTACTCATATACCATTGTTAAAACAGGATCAGCAGCATTCACAGTATTTGCAGCCCAAACACGATTTGCATAAAGGTTAATAAATGTCATTATTATCAAGACTAGCCGTATCAGCAGCCAGAGCTTATGGTGCATTATCATCCAATCCTAACGCTGTATCTGCATCCTATCTTGTTGTAGCTGGTGGTGGTTCAGGTAGTGCATCACATGGAGGCGGTGGTGGGGCAGGTGGTTATCAAACTTCTACATTTACATTATCAACCCTTAATACTTACACAGTTACTATTGGAGCAGGTGGTGTAGCTTCAGGTATTCAAGGTGCTGTTGGCTTTGATGGTTCTACATCTTCTATTTCAGGAACAGGATTATCTACTATTTCATCTGGTGGTGGTGGTGGTGGTGGAGCTGGTTTTAATTCATCATCTTGTGTGGGAAGAAATGGTTTAGCTACTAATGGTAATGGTGGCGGTGCTGGTGGTGGAACAACATCTAGTGGTCAAGCTGGTGGTTCAGGAAATGGTGCAGGATTTGCTGGTGGTTCAATGGTTACTAACGGAACAGCAGGTGCTGGTGGTGGCGGTGGCGGTGCTGGTGCTGTTGGAGCAAATGCTACAGGTTCTGGTTCTGGAGGTGCTACAGGCGGAATTGGTGGCGTAGGGTTATCTAATTCAATTACAGGTTCATCAGTATTTTATGCTGGCGGTGGAGGCGGAGCTGGATGGACAACCAATGGTGCGGCTGGAGGTAATGGAGGTGGTGGTGCTGGAGGAAACCCAAGTGTAAAAGGTGTTAATGGAACAGCTAACACAGGTGGTGGCGGTGGTGGTTCTGGGGATGGTAGTAGTACTACAGGTGGTAATGGCGGTTCAGGCATAGTCATCATATCTTACACATCTGCTACACCCAAATTCGTAGGTGGCACTCTTACTACTTCAGGTGGTAACCAAATACACACATTCACATCTTCAGGCACATTAAGCCCTCTTACACCTGTAACAGCTAGTTATTTAGTAGTAGCTGGTGGTGGAGGCGGTAATCAAGGTTTTGGCGGCGGCCCAGGAGGAGGGGGTGGTGCTGGTGGACTATTAACTTCATCTACTACGCTTTATTCAGGCGCTACTTATGTAGTCACAGTAGGCGGTGGCGGTGCGGGTTCTTCAGCAGGAAGTGCTGCTGCTGCAACAAGTGGTTCTAATTCAGTATTAAGTGGCACAGGCATTACTACTGTGACATCCACAGGTGGTGGTGGTGCAGGAACAACTACAGGACAAAATGGTGGTTCAGGTGCTGGTGCTAATTCAAATGGTGGGACAGGCGGAACAGGAACATCAGGACAAGGTAATAATGGTGGAACAGGAAATGGAGTACCTAATTATGCTGCTGGCGGTGGTGGTGGTGCAAGTGCTGTAGGAGCAAACGCATCAACAATAAATGGTGGTAACGGTGGTGCAGGCTCTGCTTCATCTATAACTGGTTCTTCAGTAACCTATGCTGGTGGTGGTGGAGCTGGTGCTTATACAGGCACTGCTGGAAGCGGCGGTGCAGGTGGTGGTGGAAATGGAGCTGCTGGCACAACAGGAGCTTTATCAGGCGGATCAGGAACAGCTAATTTAGGTGGTGGTGGTGGTGGTATAGGTGGTGCAGGCGGTGCAGGATCAGGAACAGGCGGCTCTGGTGGTAGCGGAGTTGTGATTATCTCATACGCTGGCTCACAAGTATTTAACGGTGGTTTAGTCACATCATCAGGTGGTAATACAATCCACACATTTTTAGCATCAGGTGCTTTAACACCATTAACAAATAACCTAAATAACTCATTAAGATTTAGAGCTAGTGCATCTGCTTATCTAAATAGAACACCTGCATCAACACCTACAAGTTGGACTTTAAGTTTATGGGTAAAAAGAGGAACATTAGGTTCTCAACAAGCTTTAGTGTATTCAAGACAAGCTGGCACTATTTCTACAGGATTGTTTTTTAATGCTTCAGACCAATTAGAGTTTAATTTTACTACTGTTTCAGTAGTAACATCCGCAGTATTTCGTGATCCTTCAGCTTGGTATCATGTTGTAACAAATTACAATGGCACAACATATAATATTTATGTTAATGGTAATCAACAAACTACAACAGGTTCTTCAACAGGTGCTAATACCTTTATGAACAGTAGTGCTTCAGTAGTAAATGCTATAGGCAAGTATGGTGATTATGCAGGATATTATCTTGATGGATATTTAGCAGATGTAAACTTTATAGACGGTCAAGTTTTAGCTCCCTATTACTTTGGTAACAATGATTCATATGGAAATTGGAAACCAATTAAATACACAGGTATGTATGGCACTAATGGTTTCTACCTAACCTTTGCTGATACTTCAGCTCTTACAACTTCATCTAATGCAGGTCTAGGTAAAGACACATCAGGCAACGGAAACTATTGGACTACTAACAACATCTCAATTACTACTGGCACAACCTATGATGCTATGACTGATGTGCCTACTAATACAAGTGCGACTGTGGCTAATTATGCTGTGTTGAACCCATTAGCTTTAAATACTAGCCAAACTTCATTAACAGAAGGTAACTTATACGCTATTCCAACATCTGGTGCTAGTAATTGGGGAACAGCATTTTCTACTATTGCAATACCAACTTCAGGTAAATATTATATAGAAGCTACTGCAACTGTTTATGCAGGTTCAGGTAATAACTCATCTTTAGGAGTTGTTGACTCTGCCACATTTATCCCAACAAATAGTGCAATTCTTTATCAATATACAACTGGCGAAGGTTTTGATGGAATACTATGTCATTTATTTAGTGACTATGTTGCACCAATAGATGATGGTGTTCAAGGTACTAATGTAACAGGAATTACAGGAACATCTGTAAATTTAATGCTTGCTTTGGATGTTGATAATGGAAAAGTATATGCTGGATATAATGGCACATGGTTAAATTCAGGAAACCCTGCTGGCGGAACTGGTCAAGTAGCAACAAGAACATTTTCATCTACAGATGTAGTAGCTGGCAATACTTCTTATAATGGAACAAATGATCAAGCACAATATTATAACTTTGGACAACGACCATTCTCTTACACACCACCTACAGGCTTTGTAGCACTAAACACATATAACCTACCTACCCCTACTATATTACAGGGTAATAAGTATATGGATGCAACGCTATGGACAGGTGTTGGTCCAGCATCACAAGTTATAGTAAACCAAGCATTATTTAAACCTGATTTAGTATGGGTAAAAAATAGAAGTTCAACAAGAAAACATAACCTTTATGATTCTGTAAGAGGCACCTCAAAGAGATTAGTGTCTAATGACACAGCAGCAGAAGATACAGTTGCAGGTGTTACAGCATTTAATTCTAATGGTATGACGCTTGGAGATGAAGGTGATGTAAATGCTAATGCTCTTACTTTTGTAGGTTGGCAATGGCAAGCTGGTCAAGGCTCAACATCATCTAACACTTCAGGCTCTATTACATCTACTGTATCTGTAAATACAACTGCTGGGTTTAGCATAGTAAGTTACACAGGTAATGGAACAAGTGGAGCTACTGTAGGGCATGGTTTAGGTGTAGCACCTACTTTTGTAATAGTTAAAGAACGAGGATCAGGCGGTTCAGGTGCTTGGGCTACTAAATTTCCAGGTGCAACTGCAACACAATATCTAGCATTAAATGAAACATCTGCCGCAGTAACCACAAATAGTTATTTTACGGCTAACCCTTCTTCCACTCTTATATATTTAGGCAGTAGTAGCACAAATGTAAGTGGTGAAGGTATGATAGCTTATTGTTGGACACCTATAGCAGGGTTTAGCTCATTTGGTTCTTATACAGGTAATGGTAGTGCTGATGGTGTATTCGTATACACAGGATTTTTACCTAAATATATAATGATTAAATCTTCAAGTATTGCTGGTGAATGGGCTATATATGATATACCAAGAGATTTATATAATCCTATGGGATTAGGTGGCGGCAGATTACAAGCTAATACTGCTAATGCAGAAACAGGCGCAGATTCAGCACAATATATAGACTTTTTATCTAACGGATTTAAAATTAGAAACACATCAGGATTTGATAATCAATCAAGTGCTACATATATATTTGCCGCATTTGCATCTAACCCATTTAAGAATAGTAACGCATTTTAACAGGAGAAACACATGGCACATTTCGCACAACTTAACGCAGAAAACCTAGTAACACAAGTGATTGTAGTTGCTAACCAAGACACAGCCGATCAAGACGGTGTAGAGAACGAAGCTATAGGCATTGAGTTCTGCACTAACTTACTTGGTGGTAAATGGGTTCAAACATCATACAACGCTAATATCCGTAAGAACTACGCAGGTGTAGGATACAAGTATGACGCTACACTAGACGCTTTTATTCCACCACAACCTTTTGCAAGCTGGACATTAAATAATGAAACAGCACAGTGGGAAGCTCCAGTAGCTATGCCTACAGATGATAAACGTTATACATGGGATGAAGCAACGACAGCTTGGGTTGAAGTACCCGTAGGTGAATAATGAAGATCCTAGTTGGGGTTTTAATAACGCTTTGTTTACTTAGCTGGGTACATTGTTTAGGGGGTTAAAATGAATATGGAAAAAATAACGAGCATGTTGTTCCCAGTGATAGTCTCGGCTATTGCTTGGTTACTTACTTCAATGGCGTCTATACAAGCAGACCTCATCAGTATCAAATCTAAAATGCCTAATCTAATTACAGAACAAGGTGTACCCACTGACAGCCCAATCTCAGCAGAAGCAAGAGCTAGATTGAAAGAAGAATTAAGAGCTCAGATGGGTGAACTTAATGTACGTATCCGTATTTTAGAAGAACATGAAAAATCAAAAGGATTTAAATAATGTTTAGTATTCTCTCATCCATATTAGGTTTTGCAACTGCAGGACTACCTAGCATATTAGGATTCTTTCAACAAAAGGGAGATCAGTCTCATGAACGTGAGATGGCTAGATTACAAAATGAACAATCATTACTTATGGCTGAAAAAGGTTTTGTATCTCAAGAAAAAATAGCAGCGATTAATTTGGAGGGTACTTATGCAGAAACATTTACACAAGAACGCCAAGCACTTTATGAACACGATGCAAAACTTGTACACGATGCAGCCCCATGGGTTAGAACTCTCAATGCAAGTGTCCGCCCTATTGTTGCTTTCACTTTTGTAGCATTACTTTTATTTGTCGATATTGGCGGTTTTATTTGGGCTGTTAAGACTGTAGGTTTTAGTGGTGAAGCTATGGATATTATATTCTCTACTGATGAAATGGCTATTGTAGGTTCTATCATTGGCTTTTACTTCGGAGCTAGAACTTGGGAAAAGAAATAAGTGAATGTATCAAAAGCTGGCATCGCTCTTATCAAACATCACGAGGGTGTGCGTAGTCGTCCCTATCGTTGCCCTGCAAACTTGTGGACTGTTGGTGTGGGTCATCTTATCGGGGATGGCAAATTGTTGCCTGATTCTTGGAACAGAACTTTTACGGAAGCTGAAATAGATGGACTTCTTAAATCCGACTTACGTCGCTTCGAGCTGGGAATATCTAAGATGTTACCTAACGTGCCTCTTAGACAATGTGAATTTGATTGCTTGGTATCTTTTGCCTTTAATCTTGGCTTGGGTACATTTCAGCGATCAACACTCCGTCAAGCGTTGCTTCGCAATGATAAAAAACAAGCTATGGAATCATTAATTAAATACTGCCGTGCAGGTGGTAAAATACTCAAAGGTCTACAAACTCGTAGATTAGATGAACGTGCACTCTTTGAAAGTAAATAATGCCATTAAGTAAATTAGTATTTAAACCAGGAGTTAATAGAGATCAGACTAATTATGCGTCTGAGGGCTCTTGGTATGACATGGATAAAGTACGCTTTCGTTCAGGCTTCCCTGAAAAGATTGGTGGCTGGGTTGTACAAAATCAAACTGCTTATGTAGGCGTTGCTCGTAGTATTTTTAATTGGTCTACAACAGATACTAATGACCTCACAGGTATTGGTACTAATCTAAAGATGTATGTAGTTAATGGTACTCAAATTACCGATATTACGCCTATACGTCAGACCTTTACATCTCCTACTACTGATAACTGCTTTGGCACAACCAGCGGCTCTACTACCGTTTTAGTCACTATTGCAAATCATGGTGCAACTGATGGGGCTTATGTTACTTTCTCTGGTGCAGTAGCTGTAGGTGGTGTTAGTGCAACTAATTTAAATAAAGAATTTGTAATCACTTATGTATCAGCTAGTACCTTTACTATTAAAGTAGCTTCAGCTGCAACTTCTACAGTGGCTTCAGGTGGTGGTACAAGTATTACTGCCGCGTTTCAAATTAATCCAGGGTATGCTTATAATACAGCCGGTTATGGCTGGGGTGCTGGTGCTTGGGGACGTAACGGATGGGGTCAAGGTTCTACAGTACCTGTTTATTATCCACCTCGTTTAATCTTTCAAGATAAATTTAATAATGACTTAGTGTTTAATATACAAGCTGCTGATATTTATTATTGGGTTTATACAAGTTCTTTTAATACGCGTGCTGTTTTATTATCAAGTATTACAGGGGCTGTAGCTGTACCCCAACAAGTGACTAAAATACTATTCTCTCCACAAGGTTTCTTGCTTGCTTTAGGTTGTACTAACTATGATGCTACTGCTTCAGCACCTAACTACCTAGGTACCTTTGATCCATTACTTGTTCGCTGGTCTAACGTGGATGCTGATATAGGCCCTGAACCTGAAGTGTGGCAACCTACTTTAACTAATACAGCAGGATTCTTAAGACTACAAGCAGGTTCACACATCGTATCTGGAATCTCTACTAAACAAGAAGTACTTATATTTACTGATACATCACTTACATCGCTCCAATATTTAGGTACTTCAGAAGTATTTAGCCAACAACTTGTTTCTCAAAGCATTTCTATCGCAGGTTCTAATACTGTTGTTGCTGTAAATAACATTGTTTACTGGATGGGCTACGATAAATTTTATGCTTACTCAGGACGTGTAGATACCTTACCTTGTACACTTCGTCAATTTGTATTTAATAATTATAATAAAGCGCAACGTGAAATATTCTTTGCAGGCTCTAATGCTCAGTTTAACGAAGTTGTTTGGTTCTATTGTTCAACGAATTCTACTGAAATTGATCGTTATGTCATCTACAACTATATTGAAAACATTTGGTACTTTGGTGCTATTGAAAGAACTACATGGATTGATGCAGGTATTGTAAGTTACCCTCTTGCTACAGATAATGGTTATTTATACCAACACGAAAATGGTCACGATAATGGTCAACCTTTAAATGCCGCACCCGTTGCTATTAATGCTTATATTCAATCTGCTGATGTTGATATTGAGGACGGTGAAAAATATATGCTTATACGCCGTGTCATCCCCGATGTTAATTTTAATTCTTCAGACACAACTAATTCTGTTACCGGAGCTCCACTCGTACCCGCAGTGACTATGACTGTAGGAGTACGTAATTTCCCAGGTGCTGCAAGTTCTACTACAAACGCTGAAGGTCAAACAACGACACAAACAGTGACTACAGAAGCTACAGTAGACTTATATACTAATCAAGTCTTTATACGTGCACGTGGCAGGCAAATGAATTTTAAAATAGCATCTACTGGAGTAGGGGTTCAATGGCAACTTGGGTTACCTCGTGTCGACGCGCGTCCTGATGGACTAAGAAGCTAACATGGCTTTACAACTATTTACAGCGCCAACACTGCCCTTAGCGCCTAGGGATTATGATGCTGAATATTTTAATCAGTTAGTACGAGCGTTAAATACGTATTTTAGGCAAACGGGTTCTACTACACCTATAGTTATAGATCAGTTAACATTGCTGGCCCTACCTACAACTGCAGTGGGTCAACGTATAGGTACGGTTTATAATGATGGTGGGTACTTAAAGATTGTCTTAGCAAACACAATTAATCCATTAACAAACTCAGTTAACTTAGTGGGTGTAGCCCCAACAGTAATATTAAATGGCAACATTGTACCAACTAGAACAGTAGCATTAACAGGCATAGCGCCTACAATTACAGTAGCATAAGGGCTTAGAAACATGATATTATTAGATAAATTCAAGGACTTCGTATGACAGCACATCACACAGCTCAAGGTATAGCTTCCCTAGGTAGATATGGTGACGATTTAATCGTCCATATGAATCAAGAAGAAGTTGCGGGTTTGCAAGCATTAGCTAAGCAACATGGTGCATCTTTATCTATTAATCCTCATACTGGTATGCCAGAAGCGTTTAGTTTAGGCAAAGTATTTAAAGCAATACTTCCTGTGGCAGCTGGTTTTGCCTTAGGCCCTGGAGGTTTTGCTTCAGGACTGTTTGAATCAGGTTCATTTATGGGTTCTGCTTTAGGTACAGGGCTTTTAGTAGGCGGAGCTACCGCAGCATTAACAGGTAATTTAGGTCAAGGTTTAATGGCCGGTTTAGGTGCTTATGGTGGGTTTGGTTTAAGTGACGTTTATTCTAAAATGGGTGGTATGAGTGGCATAATGGGAGCAGGTAAATCTACTGCGGGATTAAATGCAGATTTAATAGGTAAACAAGGTATTAATACTGTAGGCAGTTCAATTCAACCTGTAAGTAATCAATTAACAACTCAAGCATTAGAAGCCAATGCAAATAATTTAGCGTCCTCTTTTCCAAAAACTCAAGTATTAGGTAGTGGAGTAGGAACAACTGGAGGTCAAGGTATTAGTTTAGGGCCTTTATATAATCAACCAGGCACTAATTTATTATCTGGTATGACTCCATCAGCAGCAACTACTATAGGTACATCTCCTAATATACCATTATCTTTAGCTGATACATCTAAATCAGCTTTATATAACCCTAGTTTAGCAGACAGTTTTTCTGCCGCTGGTGGTAAAGCCTCTCAATTATATATGCCTATAGGTGGAGCTGCATTAGCAGGAGTTGAACCTAAAGATTTTTATGATGAACCTTTAGCTGCACAAGAAAAACAAACCTATGAACAAACTGGTGTAGATTCTATGGGTAGACCTACCTATGGTTATGTTAACTCTTCTGCATTTAACCCATACAGAACATTAAACTTAAGTGGCCCAGGACCATTAAAACTAGCTCCTCCTGGTTATGCCGATGGTGGTGCAATTAATTCTTATGCAATAGGTGGTCCTATTGAGGCTACTGCAGGTTCTAGTATATATGGTAATCCTGATGGCACTATAGCCCAACAAACACCAAAAGATGATTATGGTATTGGACGTCTTAATAATTTGGCAAGGCAACAATCGCAAACTCAAGCACAAACTTATGGTTATGCAGAAGGTGGCGATGTTGGCATGAATTTAAATAATCTTCCTACACTTAATGTAAATACTGGGGTTAGTTCTTTACCTGATAGGGGTATCAATAATATAGATGCTAATACACTTAGATCTATAATGTATAAAATGACGCCTTTGGATGGTAAGGGTCTTTCCGGCAGAGAAATATATGATCAATTTGCGTTCGATGCACGTAACAAAGGATCTTCATTAGATACCATGAAAGTACAAGGCCGCGCAAAAGGCGGTTATTTAGATGGCGCTGGTGATGGTATGTCTGACTCAATACCTGCTACAATAGAGGGAAAACAACCAGCACGTTTAGCTGATGGTGAATTTGTAGTGCCTGCAGATGTTGTATCTCATTTAGGTAACGGTTCATCTAAAGCAGGATCAAAAAGATTATATGCAATGATGCAAAAAGTACGAAAAGCAAGAACAGGTAATCCTAAACAAGGTAAACAAATAAACCCTAATAAATATTTAATGGCATGAAATCAGTACAAATAGTAGCACCTGGACACATACATGCAGTGTGGTCTGTAGTACGAGGTTTACTTAATACTGCAATTATTAATTATGACTATGCTGATTATGATGTAGAACATCTAAAAGTGTTGTTAGTTAAAGAATTTCAAGTATTATTTGTTGTATTAGAAGACAACAATATTGTTGGAGCGTTTACAGTAGAAGTTATTACTTATCCTAATCATCGTGTAGCACACACTACCACTATGGGGGGTAAAGGATTATTTGATAAAAATACAGTAAGTCAATATGAAGAGTGGTGTGTAAGTAATGGAATTACGAAGATTAGAGCGTACGCTCAAGATGCACAAGCAAGATTATTTAAAATGAAATTAGGACTTAATGTGGTATCACACGTAGTGGAGAAAACTTTATGAAATTATTAAATCTGTTTAACTGGGTAGAAAGCTTAATAAGTTTCTTTACGCTTAATGTAGGCGGTGGCGGATCATCTGGCGGAGGCGGTGGTGGTTCTCAGACTTCTACTTCATATTCTACTAATTTACCTGAATACGCTAAGCCCTACTATGAACAGTTAATGAAGTCGACTGCTCAGAATGTTTATTCAACAGATGCTTCTGGTAATGTAACAGGTGTTCAACCTTATACTCCATATACAGGGGCTAGAGTTGCAGGGTTTACTCCAGGTCAAGAGGCTGTACAAAAAGAAACACTTGGTATGGCTACACCAGGACAATTTGCTCCAGCATCAGCGGGACTAGGAGCAGGTACTACTTTAGGTCTAGGTACAGGACTTGCAGGGTTAACAGGCGCTATGGGTTATACTCCTATGAGCGTAGGAACAGGTACATTTGGAGCCCCAGCTGCAGCTTCTTATATGTCTCCCTATGCTTCTAATGTAACTGATATTGGTGTACGAGAAGCTGAAAAACAAAGAGACTTAGCTAAATCAGCCGGCGCTCTAGGAGCTATAGGTCGCGGTACGTTTGGTGGCGCTAGAAATACTTTATTACAAGCTGAACAAGAAAGAGGCGCTAATCAAAACATAGCTGACTTAAGAACTAAAGGTCAACAAGATGCATACATGAATGCACAGCAACAATTTAATCAAGATCAAGCTAGGTCATTACAAGCTCAACAACTTAATCAAGCAGCCTATGGCCAACAAGCAGGACTCCTTGGTCAATTAGGAACTGCTGGTTTACAAGCTGGCCTACAAGGTTCACAAGCTCTTGGTCAACTTGGTGCTCAACAACAAACAACTGACTTGGCTAGACTTCAAGCTCAAGGTGCTACAGGTGCTCAACAACAACAACAAAATCAACAAGGTCTTGACGTTGCTTATCAAAACTTCTTGACTGCACAAAACTATCCTAAATCACAACTTGAATACTTAAGTAATATTCTACGTGGTAATGCAGGTGCACTTGGTTCTACACAAGTGGCTTATACACCGCAACCATCTACAGCATCACAAGTAGCCAGCTTAGGTTTAGCAGGACTAGGTTTATATAATGTATTAGGTAAAACAACATAGGACAATAATATGAGCATTGGTAAAAATTTAAGCTATATTCCACAACAAAAACTAATAGACTATGTTAAAAATCCTGAGTTAGCTGCAGCGGCTAATATACCGGCAGCATCTGCTTTATTTGAGTTACAACAACGTGTTGTAAAAGATAAAGAATTAGCTGCATTAAAAGCTAAAGAAGCTATGGCACAAGGTCCACAAAGTGTCGCAGATAAAACTATTGCAGCCTCACAACCACAAGGCTTACCAGCAGCTATGAATTTTGCACAAAACAATCAACCTATGGATGATAGCGGAGTTGCTTCATTAGATACAGGTGATATGTATCAAGAACAAAACTTTGCTAGTGGTGGTATCGTAGCGTTTGATAATGGTGGCGATGTTGACCTTACAACACGCAGTCGTTTTGATACACTTACTAACGAAGAAAAACAAATTATTGCAGCTCAATATGGCTTAGGTGCTGACTTAGGTAATCAACGTGGTTCTGTAGGTGCTGAATACGCTGGTATTATTAATTCACAAGGTGCCACTGTGCCAAGACTTAGTGAACTTCGTGGTCGTTACATGACTGATCAAGGTAATGAATATAATGCTAGATATACGCCTGATGCTAGAGCTTTAAGTGTAGATAGAAATACAGGTAGAACTTCTGTAGGTGCCGATGTAGCTCCTGGTCCAGATAATCGTATGGGCTTAAGAAGTATTCGTGGTAGTTACATTACTGATGATGGTACACGTTATGGTGCAGGATACAATACAGATGCTCATGAAGCCTTATTTGAACAAATTCGTAAGGATAATGCTAGATTAGGTTTAACTATTTCTCCTGATAAAGTAGGTGTTCAAGGTCAATTAAACTTTGCTCAAGGTGGAAAAGTTAAACATTATGCTTACGGTAAAAGTGTTAAAACAGATCCTGAATTATATGATCCGTTCTATTATAAAGATGCAGCTGCAGCGTTAGTACCTACAAGAAACGTTCCTACAGCAGGAGATTATTTTAAAGATCAAAGAGCTGCTGAAACAGAATTAGGTTTAGACCCTGATTATTATAAGACCCGTATGAAAGATATTGCTGCTGCTAATGAAACAGAAACAGATTCTGCTAAACGTATGGCAAATGCTAATATGTTGTTTGCTATGTCAGACGCCTTAAGTTCTACTCCAGGATCTTTATTAAAAGGCTTATCAAGAGCAGCACCTGCAGGACTTAAAGCAGGAACAGAAGCGCTTAAGGATCTTAGAGAACTTGAAAAAACTAAACGTGAAGCTCAAAACAAACTTAAAGATGCAGAGTATGCTCAAAAACGTGGTGATGCTCAAGGATATGTTAAAAATGTTAATGATTACAAAACACTTAACGCTAACATTGAGATGAAGAATGCTGAGCTTGAAACCTCTATCCGAATTGCTAACCTTAAAGAAAAAGCAAGTAAATCAGGTAAAGGCTATGAAATTTATGACAAAGCTGTAGATAATGCACAAAAAAGGTTTGATAAAGATTATCCTGATGCTGCATTTACTTCACATTTTAGTGAAGATAAAGCTAAATATGAGTTAGTTAGAAAACAATATATAGAACAAGAACTACAAACTCTTATGGGTGGGGTAGAAATGGCTTATGGTGCTTCACCTGCTGTAGCACAAGCCCCTGGTGGAATAACTAAACCTGTAGCTAATCCTGATGGTACAGTTACTGTTCCTGGTAAAGGTACATTTAAACAACTTCCTAATGGGAACTACGAAAAAATAACTTAATATGGCAAGAGAATTTACACCTGAAGAACTAGGTATCTCTAGTACACCACAGGAATATACATCTGAAGAATTAGGTCTATCTCCTACAGCAGCAACCAAAAAAGAATTTACCCCTGAAGAATTAGGATTAACTCCTACTGTTTCAGCTAAACCTGAAGACGTAGGCATGTTAACTCGTGCTAAACAAGCTTTAACAGAAGGCTTTGAATCTTTAGGTGGCGCTAAACGTGGTATTGAATTAGGTAGTGCTGTTGATAATAAAGACATGACAGCAGCTGCAGCTAAGATGCAAGATATAAAAACTAAAGGTCAAGTTGCTCCTGCTGTTCAAACATTATCTGCTGCAGACATACAGCGTATAGCTGAAGAAAAAGGTCTTATCCCAGCAGGCATGCAAGTGCCTTCATTTGTCGTAGAACAAATTTTAAAATCAGGTCCTGAAATGGTTATACCATTATTAACAGGATTTGCTGCATCTGCAGGAACTGCAGCAGTCACTGGTCCAGCGGCGCCATTAGCTGCACCAATTGTAGGAGCTTTAGTTGGTATTGGAACGTATGGTGTTCAACAATACGGTCATTTCATGGAACGTCAAGCATTAGAAAAAACTGCGCCTCAAGACTTAAATCCAACAGAAGCTAAAAAATGGGCAGCTATTACAGCACCTTTAGGCTATGCAGTAGATAGACTTACTTTAGGTATGGGTAAAGTAGGAACTAAAGCTGCAATAAAAGAAATAACAAAAGAAATTGCAGAACGAGGCACGGGTAGATATGTAGCTAAGGCAGCGGGTGAAGGTGCAATTAAAGGTCTTTCAGAAGTGCCTACTGAAGTATTAGAACAAGCAGCAGAACGTTATCAAGCAGGTTTATCTTTAGATGACGATCAAGCTAAAAATGAATACTTTGAAGCTGGTTGGGGTGCATTAGCTGTAGGTACTGGTCTTGGTGGTGTTTCGCATGGATATCAATCTTATAAAGAAGCTAAACAAATAACAAGTCAAGTTAAGGAAGTTAACAAAGCTAAAGAAAAAATACTTAGTGATGATATAGCAGATACTGAAGTAGCTAAACCTAATCGTAAAGATGTTATGGATGCTACATTTGACGAAATAAAAACTCAAGCTGATGCTATTAAAGCTAAACAAGCTAAACCAAAAGTTAAAGTCAAAGAAGAGGAAGAGCAAGATTTAGCCGATGATGAACCATCAAGCGTTCTTAATAGTGCTACGTTAACTTCGTTAGGGTTTAAAAAATCTAGCAATGGTTATAAAGCTCTTATTGGTAAAGATATATCTGCACAGGAAAATCGGGACTTATTAAATCAAGTTATTGAAGCAAATCCTGATAAAGTAAATGAAGATGTAGCGAATACTTTTATCCAATCTTTGCCTCCTGTGATAGAATTAAAACAACCAAAACCGATTCCTAAGGAAAAAATTGATGTCACTAGACAACCTAAAATTAAGTCCGAAGCAGATAGAACTAGCCTTCCAGCACTTGATGAATCCAAACGAGTACGAGCAACCCCCGAAGGAGTTGAGTCAAGTGACGTTGGAGGAGTGGACGCTACTGGGGATAATGTTGGACAACCTGTTGGACGAGAGACACAACAGCCTGTTACATTAAAAGAACCTAAAGCTCCAGAAGCTCAAGAGACTCTTAAGAGCGGAGAAGTTTTAGGTGCGTATTATGATATTGCTGATAAAGAACAAAAGTTTCAACAGCAAGTTCCTCAAGAAGGTTCGTTAGAAGTTAAGCGTAAAGAATACGTTAAACCTGAAGACAACCTAACACCTACTTCATTTACAGATAGGCTTTCCGATCCAGATCCTATTATTAGAGATAGAGCACGAACAGAGTTTTTAAAAACTGTGAGAGAAGGACGTAATATTGAACGTTCTAAACAAGAAGCGGAACTTCTTAAATCTATACCTCCTACCTACCCTTTAGTTAAACAAGGGCAGCTATTAGCTTCCAATCTAACTAACTTAAAAAACCCACCTCCACAATATCTTATTGATGAGTTACGCGACCCTATCTTAAATGATAAACAACGTAAACAAAAAATTGCAGAGGGTAAACAATATATTATAGATCAACGTATGGAGTCTGTAATTGATAAGATTCTAAACCGTCCACCTACACCTCAAGAAGTAGAAGCGTTTAATAAACTTCAAAATGAACTCTTTAGATATGAACCTAAAAAATTAGGTAAGAATAAAAAATCACAATTTGCTTCTGATAAAGAATCATACAATAGTATGATTGATGCCTTCATTGATGACTTCACAGGTTTAAAACAAGAGAAAAAATTATATAGTCGAGCTGTTTCACCTGAATTAACTCAGTGGTTTGAAGGCTCTAAATTAGTTGATGACACAGGAGCTCCTTTAAAACTTTATCATGGTACTACTAAAGATGTAAAAAATTTAAAATCAAGTAAAGATGGTTCGTTAGGTGCGGGAATTTACCTAACTCCTGATCCTGCTTTTGCTAGTAGATATGCGGAAGCCGAAGGTGGAAATGTTCTTCCTGTTATAACCAATCTTAAAAACCCATTAGTTATTAATACTGAAATGGGTAAAACAGATCCTATGATTCAAGCACTTACTCAATTAGGTGTAACTGAAGAAAAAGCTAGTGATATTGTTGAGAAAGCTTATGAAGAAAAAGGATATATATCTAAAGAAGTAATGACTCGAGCTCAAAAACAAGGATACGATGGTATTGTTCAATATAAAGACGGCAAGTTAAGTGAAATTGTTGCTTTTAATGCAACACAAGTTAAATCTACCATTGACTCTTTACAATCAACTTTAGAAGGCACTCCTGAAGGTAAAGCTATAGTTAATACAACTAGGCCTGCTAAAACATTAGGTCAAGCCCTTACTATTATTAGACAACAGCATTTAGATAAGCTAAACCCTGTTCAAAAGATATTACTAGATGTTATATCTAAACTGCCTAATGTAACTAAAGGCACATATAAAGTTATGGGTATGAAGAAAGGTGAATATGGTTTGTTTGAGCCTTTCCAAAACAAAACTACTATTAGCCCTGATGCAGGTGTAGATACAATATTTCACGAAGCGACACATAGTGCCACGGCCTTTGAATTAAAAAAACATGTAACCATGAAAAATGGTAGACCTGTTGGACGCACACCACTAGGTAATAAATTAGTAGATATATTTGACGTAGCTGAAGTTGCTGCTATGCAACAGGATCTAAACTTTGGTGAAGCCTTTAAAGATATGGATGAGTTTATTGCTAACGCATACAATACTGAAGCCTTCCAAAAATTCTTAGCAAGTGAACGTAGTGTTGTTCCGGATGCCCCTCCTGTTAATTCACTATGGACAGACTTCCTTAACTTCGTTAAACAACTTCTAAACTTAGGTGATGTATCTAATACTTTATTAAGTGATGTCGTAGGATTAACACCCGACTTATTTACAGGCACACGTCAAGTGGGTAACGCTACCATACCTGACTTCACGCCTCAAGATAGAATGTTTGCTAAAGACAATAATCAAAAAGCTGCAGCATACTTTAAAAATACAAACCTTAAAACTGAAAAGGTTGAAGAGGCATCAGCATTCAAAGAGTTTAAAGACGATCCTAAACAATTTGTTAGAGATAGGTTTAAAGGATGGCAGCATTTCCTTGACACTGCCGAAACTAACTTTTTTTCATCCGATGCAGGTTTAAGTAATGCTATACGTCGTGGGTTAGAAGAAAACGCTGAATGGGCAGAAACTAAAAAAGTATTACATTCCATTAGCACATCACAAGCGTTACATAGTGAAGCACCTGCTCATCAGTTTTTAGAAGAAGGTGATATTAAATACGATCCTAGTTTGCATAAATATGTTGTATCAAAATCTAACACAAGTTGGAAGAAGATGATGCTTAATATTAAGGCCCTTGCTGATAAGGCAGGTATTCCTTATGAAACTATGGAGAAGTATGCTCATGCAGCGTTGATTGGTAAACGCTTAAATAGCTTAAAAGAAAAGAATAAAGAGTTAAAAGAAGATGTTCTAGATATGATGCTAGCTGGTAAAGACAAAGAAGCTAAAGCTAAATGGGAAAAAGAATATAAACATATTCATATGACTACAAAAGAGATTAACAATGCTCTTAAACTATTTGATGCTTATCCAGGATTAAATGGTATTGTTGATCAATGGAATAGTATTAGAGCTAAAGTATTAAAGTTTGGTGTAGATTCAGGTCTTTATTCTGCAGAACAAGCGCAAGGGTTATTAGATGTAATGGACTATGTTCCGTTCTACCGTGTTGAGCAGATTGAACAAAAAGAAGGTCCTAAAGAATACACTCGTGGTTTATTAGATAGAGCTAAAACTGATCCTAGATTTAAAGGCAGTAATCAGCCTGTTAATAATGTGTTTGATAACATGGAACGCTGGATGACTTATGTTATTAGAAAAGGTATTAATAACAAAGCTGCACAAAATTTAGTTGCGGCAGCAGATCAATATTTAGAAGATGAAGTAACTAAACTACCTCCAGGTGCTAAGAGCCCTACAAGTAATACTATTGGTATATGGCAAAACGGTGGCATCGTTAAGTATCGTTTTGAAGACCCATTATTTGTAAAAGCATTTACAGGTATGGAGACTGTAGCATTACCTGCGTTTCCCCTGCTTGCAAAGATAGCAAACGTATTACGTGAAAACATTGTATTGTATCCGTTGTTTTCTATATCTCAAGTATTCCAAGATACTTATAGTGCTCTGATCACTTCAGGAGTAGAGAATCCATTTATGATTCCTATTGAAGTAGCAAAAGAAATATATAGAACGGCTACAAAAACTAGTGCAACTAGGGCACAACTAAAAAGCGTTGGTGCTGTAGGTATTAGAGATTACACAGCTGATATAAGTAGATCAGATGCTGAAATTGCAGCGGGATTAAAAAAACCAGGATTGTTTGATCGTATAATTAGAAACCCGTTACAAAAATTTTCTATGGCTTCTGATAATGTTATTCGTCAAGCTATCTATAATCAAACACTAAAAGAAACAGGCGATAAAGCACTTGCTATTGAACGTGCTTTTGAAGTAATTAACTTTAGAAGAACAGGTTCTAATAAGTTGGTATCTGTAGGACGTCAAGTTATTCCGTTCTTTGGTGCTTATCTACAATCACTAAACGTAATGATGAAAGTTGCTTCAGGACGTGGTATTGCTCCTTCTCAACGAGCAGAAGCTTATAGAGTGCTTAGAAATACTATGATGAAAACTATGCTTTTAAGTTTAATATATAGTGCTTTAGTTTCAGATGATGACGATTATGAAAAACTAGATCCTTCTGTTAGAGATAGAAGATTTATATTTCCAGGCATGGGTGGTTTAAGTATTCCTCTTCGTTCAGACTTGGCTACTTTATTTACAAAAATTATTCCAGAACATCTATATCATACGTTATATAAACAAGATGAAGATGGAACTAAAGCAGGTAAAGCTATAAAAGTTGGAATAATAAACGCTATTGCTTCTCCATCAGTTATGCCTCAAGCTTTTAAACCCCTTGTTGAAGCCTCTATGAACTATGACTATTTTACTGGAAGACCTATTGCGGGAACAGGTGTTGGTGGTAGAGAAGATGAAATGCAATACACTGCTAGAACATCTGAATTGGCTAAAGTACTAGGTAGCCTTTCAGGATCTTCCCCTATGAAAATAGATCATTTACTTGATGGGTATTTTGGTTATAGCGCAGGTTTAATACGTCTAGGTACAAACAATTTAATGGCAGATATAAGAGGAGATGTATTACCTTCTAACTCTACACAAGATTTGATTAATGCTATTCCTGGCACGTCTGCATTCTATTCTAAAGAGTTTGGAAATCGTGCTAAAAATGATTACTATGAATTAAGAGATATTCAAAGTGAAGTTTATAATACTTATAAATATAAAGAAAAATTTAGAGGCCCTGAAGAAACTTTAGAATATATAAACAAAGATAACAACAAAGGTCTTATTGCAAGAAAAGGTTTACTTGATGATATTGGTAAATATTTAGGTCAATTAAGAGCGGCTGAAACAAGAGTTTTAGAAAATAAAAACATGTCTCCTGACGAAAAACAACAAAAAATTAGATATTTTAGACAAGAAGAAATGAACATGCTTGATCATATATCTAAATTTGAAGATCGAGACGTTAAATATATTCAAAAAATCAGGTTTGAATCTGGGTTATAAACGCCAAACTCGAATACCTTTTACATTATCCTCAATGACTACTTTGTGAACAAACTCAAACTCTAGTCGTTCACTTTCTTTTGTAATAGCAGCTACCGCTGCATCAGTATCAATTGCAGGTAAAAAGATAGATGAGCCTGGTTTAAATTCAGACCAAAGTATTTGGTAATCTGTTCCGTTAGTTAACACTTCGTGGTATATCCAATGGTAAGTTATTAGTTTTTATGTCGTCAAACGTAGAGTTATCAATCCATATGCATCTTCTTCCTGAACCGCTAACCTCTAAACCTTTTTGAATAACTTTAAGTTCACCTGATTTAGGTTTTAAAATTTTGTTATCTCTAAGTTTAGCTACAAAATCTTCCATAGTTACATTGCCCTTAGTCTCTAAGTATGTGCGCATTATACCTACTGGAATGTAAATTGTGTTGACATCTGGTTCAATTCTTACTCTTAATTCATACATTGGTTTAAGTAAAGGGGCCTCTAATAATCCAGAACGAGCATCGGTTTTACTATTAATAACTAAAGTGTTTTTTAAGTTTTCATGTAAAAACTCAGTTAAAGTTTCCATAGCATCAAAATCACGAGCCTTTAAATCAATCTTTGATTTTTCTAACTCTGCATATATAGCTTTTTGGACAGGCTCTATATCTATATTATGTATGCCTAATGCCTTAGCTATTTTAGCCCCTAAAAATACAGCAGCTAATGTAGCTGAATATTTCCGGTCTTCTCCTGTAATGTTCCAAGCTTTGTCTATATTCTTTTGAGTGTCTGATAGGGCAGTCTTAACGGTATCTAAATTAGATATAATCCATTGAGCATATACTTCTCCAGCATGTCCATAATTATCAAACAATCTACCAAAGTAATTATCTGCTTGTTCTTTAGTTAAAGAGTCATCTTTTTCAATACGTAACTGTAAGAACCTAGCCATTTCACCTGAAGCTTTAGCATTTTTTGAAAACATGACTGTCCTAAAATCTGTATTACTTGAGACTACACATATTAAATTAAAGATAGTGTCGTTTTGTCTTTCTTTATTAACTCCGGCACTACTTAATCTATTTTTACCTCGACCCATTGACATAAACTTTAAAAAGTCGTGTAATTGGTCAGGAGTTACTTTAGTAAATTCATCTACGGCGGCAGGTAAGTTATTCATATACCCCATACGATTAATAACTGCATTACCTGTATCTCCCCAAACTTGAATAAGATTTGCATTCATCTCTGGGTTACCATACACACTAGTCATAGCCTGCAATACTGTAGATTTACCTTGACCTGTGCCAGGATTATATAAATTAATTACTGCTGATTTTTCTCTAGTTTTAAAAAAAGGCATAAGCAAAGAACCAAACGCACAGAAGAAACCAAATGCTCTCAACTCCATGCCTGGTCTTTCATATACTGATATAGCTTTTTTCCATTCATCAAAAGAACCTTTTTTCTGCAAGGTAGCATTAACGTCTTTTAAATCTTCTGACACAGGAACATATTTAATACCAAAAGCACTAATCTCACGATTACCAATTACTATTTTATTAAAGGTAGCATTCCAACCATATTGTCTATACATGGTAGTAGCTTTCTTTTGTTTTTGATGTGCTTCTAATACAGCAATAATGTAATCAATAACATGGTCTAGTCGTTTACCATTTTTAAATATACCTGTTGAGTTAAGAACTTTACTTGCTGTATCTCTAGTTAGTAATTGAGTTACCGGTGCTATAAATTCTTGCACTCCATCAAATGGTAAGTGCATCTTAAACCATGCACAAAAACCTGAGGCATGATCGTGTAATATTTCTACAAGGTAAAAGTCATAGTCATAAATTAAAATGGCTTCCTCTTCTTCCCCCGCAAGCGTTTTGTATATGCCACCATTCTTTCCTCTAAAATATGGGAAAGGATAATCAGGAATTTGATATGTTACTATCTCTCCAAGTTCTTCTGACTTAGCTTGAATAACATTATCAGCACCTTTGGAACGAAGAATAACCCTACCTAATTCTATAGGAGAAGTAATCTTACCTTTGTGTTTACAACCATCGCAACCTTCAGGACGTAAGCCTTCAAATTGTTTACATGTATGAGGTCCTGGAATGCCGTTAGCTTTAGTTTCTGTTTTAGCATATTCATAGTCGGGGTGATGTTTAGAAATATTATGGATGGCGGCTTCTGAATCTTCACAGTATGCTGCAATAGATAAACCAGACCTCCATAGCGGTTCTTCTACAGTAGCTTGTTTAGTCATGATATGAACTAATTGTGCGCAGCCATCATCTTTACGGCAGCGTTCAATAATCTTCATAAATTTAGAAGAGTTATTTCCTAATATGGCTTTTGTTGCTTCATCTAAAGGTCGTTTAGCTTTAGGTTTATCTGACACATGTATAGGGATAAGTCTTGCTAACTCATCAAAGGGTGTAGCTTTACCTTCATTAAGTATTACTACATCAGAAGGCTTTTCAAAGTTTTTAAAGTTTTTTGTATTAGGCACTCTAAGTATACGAGCCACATCAGCGGTGCAAGCGCCATCAGCTTTGAGTCCATGTTTAGCACATAAGAATTTAAACCCTTCAGCTACAGGTAACCATATAGCTTTATCTATAGGTTCTGTTAGAGACCAATAGCAGTGAATACCATTACCTGAATCAACAATCGTAGGCTCTGGCAACTCCGTAGTATTTGTAAATTTGCGTAGCGCTATTAAAGCTTCGTCTTTAGTTTCGTAATCTTTCCATTTACGTTTTTTAGCGTCAAAGCCACAATCTATATCAAGCCATAATATTTTTTGTTCTTTAGCATTATGTTTTTTACGTTCTGTATTTTCTGTCCATGTAGAGCATGCAAAATAAACATCTTGCTTATCTTCTAAAAATCTATCAATTACTTTTATTGCATCATCTATGGTGTCTATGAATTTAGGAGTGACTATGTTTTGTTGGTCTTTACCTACTATGCAATAGTATCCTTGGTCAGACCAAACGTGTTGTAAAAATTCTTTTGTTTGCATGTTTCTCTCGAAATAAGTTTTGCTACTGAATAGGTGCTACCGTATGCAAACGGCAGATAGCGGTGCCGTATTGATGACTGGTTAAACGGGAGGGGCTTAACCACCTACTTGCATTGCAGGTTATTTAGTTTTGCTTTAAGCGTATTACTAAGTGCTTGATTTTTAAGTCAACTCGCTTAGAGGGTCTTGCTTTACCTGAAAACCAATCATACACCGTTTGACGAGAAACGTTAAGCTCTTTAGCTACTTGACTTGCAGGGTATTTAAGTGCTATACAAATAGCACCTAAAAGAGTCCCTGTTGTTTCTTTAGCTTTTAAATTAGCCTCTACTATACTCTGTGAATATCCACGCATGCTATGTCCAATCAGATACTAAATCATCTAAACTAACATCACCTTGATCAATTTTTGGTGTTGCTGGTTTTGGAGCAGGTGCTGGAGTAGGTTTTTCTATAGCACGAACAGTAGGTTCTGGAATATCATCTTCTACTTTAGGTATTACAGGGTCAACAGGTCTAGCAATCGGCTGTTGTTTTTTCTGTTCAAACTCTTCACCATCTTCTTCTTTGTTGACGCTTACTGATAATGTAATAGCACGTTTAGCTTCATCAGAAGTTGATTTTGTAGAACATATGGCATACTCTTCATCATTTAATACTCTGATTGGTTTAAAGCCAATCTTTGTGCTTGATGAGTCTTCATCAAAAGAAACTCTTGATATAACAGACATTAAGTTTTGACCATTAGCACGAACGTAGTCTGTGTATTCATGTAAAGGCTTGCGGTCTTTAGTGCCATTACCAAATATAGATTGCGCAGGTAAAGTCATTTGATATATATCACCATTTAAATCATCAGCACGAACAACTGCAATACGTCTACTAAAACGACAAGCTTTAGTGCCAGATGGACCAGAACCTTTAATATTTTGAGGACATGCTAGGCATGTATCTGCTTGTTTCTCAGAAACAGTATCATCAGGTTTTGAGCTGTCTGAAGACCAGCAGGCTGGTGGTGGCATTTTCTCACCTTGTCTAAACTCTTTAGCAAAATACATACGATGCACATGAGGTGATGCATTAACAATAACTATATCAAGTGCGTCTTGATTAGACTTCTCAATTTCTTTACCATTAACCATCAATCTAAATTTACCGCCTCGTATAGAAATACGTTTGGCTGTCATTGAACTACCTGTGATATTGGCTGTAAAACCATCATCACGACGGGTATGTGCTGCTACTGCGGTGCTACCAAATACATCTAAATCGGTATTCATACATTCTCCTTATTTTCTCTACTTTTAGTTATTCTTACTGTGTATTCACTTGTTGCTTGTAATCCGGGCGGTGCTTTGTCGGGATTAAGTTCTAGATATTCTTTTACTGCCGACTGCACTAATCTTTTCTCAAAGAATTCAGGCATTTTGTTGTCTAATATAAAGTCATACATGCTAGACCAATCACTTGTCCAATATCGGGTGCGTAAAGTTCTTGATAACGTTCCTACTTTAGTTTTTAAACTTGTTACATTTAAAGTTCTACACGCCTCATTAAGAGCTAAATCAATTTTATCTTTCTGCACTTTGATATCAGTAATTTCTTTTTCCAAAGTTTCAATCTTATCACGCATATTAACTGATGCTTGCATAAGCTTTTCTATCTTGTTGTCATCTAATTCCATATACTCTCCTTTCAAATATTAAGAATAACAGTATAGCACAACAATTTACTTTGTCAACTATCTTTATCAATTAAATGTCCATAAGTAAGTATTACCCAATAAGCAAATTGTAATAGTTCTTCGGGTGTAGCATTACCTTTCATTGTGTTAGCTTTATTGCTTATCACTTGCACGTTACCTTTAATGTAACCCTTTGAATTATCTATTCGATCAAGTGATGGAGACCAAGGTTTAGGTCCCGATTTTTCACTATATTCTTTTTTTAATTTGTATTTTTTAAATACAGGGCAATTAATAGGCATAACTATATCTTTTACTTCAAGATTAAACTCAATTTGTCTATCTATCGCTCGTCGTCTAGCTTTATTATGCATATACCATTCAGGATTATTTACTCTATATTCGTTTTGTTTTTCTTGATTTCTTTTCTTTTGTTCTTCTGTAAGGGGTTTACGCATCGCTAAACTCCTCTTTATAAAGGTCTACTAATTTAATATGGTTATCTATTTTACCTTGCAACATTCTATATATTTTTGATTCAACAGGGCTACCTTGTAAATGCACAACAGTCATTTTATTTTTTTGTCCTGCTCTATCCATACGAGCACAACATTGTATGTAGGTTTCTACAGACATCACAGGTGACCAAAATACAACTACGTTAGCTGCGTGGAGGGTAACTCCATGTGATGCAGCTTGAGGTTGAATTACTAATACTTGAGGGTTTTTACTTTCTTGAAAACTTTTAAATATTTCTGTGCGTTTATTCATAGACACATCTCCATGTATACAATCACAAGTAATTTTATCTTTGTGTAGTTCCGCCATTATCTTTTCTATGCTGTGACGGAAAGGGCAGAATACAATAACTTTGTGACTAGCTTCTTCTATAATTTCTTTTAAAGCCGTCATGCGATTAGATACATCAAACTCTATAATACCTCTTGTATCTGAATAGATGGAGCCTGCACTTACTTGTAGAAGTTTGGTGAGCATTACCGCTGCATTAACAACGGTAATTTCTTCACCTGATGTTTCCATATACATATCTTTTTTTAATTTCTTATAATACTTATCTTGTTGGGGGGTAAGTGGAACTTCCCGAGTTGTATATAAAACATCGGGTAAGTCAAGACATTCTTCTTTGGTATAACGAATGGCAGGTTGTAGTGTTTTAAATACTATGTCCTGTGCATTAAATCTAGGCACCCAGGTGAACTGACTGACTTTCTGCATTACCATATCCTTAAATGTTCCTGCGTATTTTGGGACGGATGCGGGGTTCACAAGTCTAGCCAGTCCATATGCGTCAGCCGGTGATTGAGCAGCGGGTGTTCCTGTCATAAGCCATAACCATGTGTTAGGTGTTACCACACGATTAATTGACTTCCAGCGACGTGTCGTGACAGTCTTGATATAGTTAGCTTCATCAACTACTATTAAATCAAAACCGCCAGATAAGATTTCTTTCTCTACAATTTCTATACCATCATAGTTGATGATAACTACATCTGTTTTTTCATCAAATACTTTTTTACGTTTTTCTGCAGAGCCATGAGCAATTCCTACAGACCTATGCATAGCAGTTTTAAAAAAGTCTGCCTGCCATGCTGCTTGCATAATTGATAGTGGGCATACCACTAACATTCTTTTTATTTTGCCTTGGTTCATTAAATAATCAGCCGCCCATATTACTGCAGATGTTTTACCTGTTCCTGCTTCTGATAGGCAATACGCACGTCTATGTGCAGAAAGAAACTGAGCTGTTGTTCTTTGATGGTCAAATGGTTTGTGAATACCAGGCCAGCTGTAGTCACGTGATATAGGAGAAGGTGGATTTTTAACTTTCATGTCTGACAGGGTTATAACTTCATCTAAACCCCAATTAACTATGACTTGGCTTACACCATTATCATGTTCTTTTATAATTTTACTTTTAGGTATCTTATCTAAAATAAGTTGTGGACGTTTTGTATTAACTATCAACGCCTTGTCTTTGTATACTTCCAATGCAATCTCCTAGTGATAAAAATAGACACGCCATCGAGAGAGGTAATGACGCGTCTAGCCCTACATGTTAACACATAAGATGAAAGCGAGCATGTCGAAATTCTTACTGTTAACTGACGTGGTTATATCGCACTCACGTCTTGCGAAAAATCTATTTCTTTTTTAAAGGTGTATTTTTTTTAACTGAATTATCGCTATTGCGACTAAAAGAACTGTTCTGACTTTTAGTTCTAATTCTAGTATTTGCTTTAGTATTACTTCCACCTTTACTAAGAGGGATAACATGGTCTATCTCTTTACCATCACCCTTTGATACTCTACCATCTTTAATAGCTTGTCGTCTAGCTTTATTGCGAGCAACCCTTAATTTTATTTGCTCTGGTTGTGCTTTATATATGTTTTCTTTTTGATAATCTCTTGCCATTATTTTCCCCAATGTGAACATGATTGAACAGGACAAAACTTCTTACATGCAAAGTTAGGGACAGCGTTAAATACCCCTGACTCGTAAGCCCCGTTTATACGTAATACTATTTTACTCCATTCTGCAAACATGTCCTCTACTTTATCACTTGTATAATCTTCTTTTAATATCTCTTTACTTACTAAGAAAACCAATCCAGACTTAATTTTTAACATGTCTGGGAAGTGTTTGAAAATAGCTACACTAAACAAAGATAGCTGTCTCGTATCTGCATACTGACTTGACTTACCTGTTTTATAATCAATTAAGGTAGCTAACTTAGTTTCGGGGTTAATAATTAATAAATCAATAACACCCCTCCACCAAACATCTTTAGCAAAGAAGTCACAGGGTTGCAAATCTTTGGTTAAACCTAACTTATATTCACAATATTTATCTCCTGGGATTGATATTAACCTATCAAGCGTTGGCTTAAACATATCAAACTTCTCTGGCAGTGGGGTTGCTTTACTCACATATAATTCTGCAGCTTTGTGAACTTCGTTACCGTAAAGAAAATGCTCTACGTTTGGGTCTTGCTTAATATCTTTTGCTACATACAGATGATAGTATTGCTTAGGACATTTCTCGAATGTTGTAGCACTTGAGTAAGACCACGTTTTTAACTCAGCCAATTGGAGTTCTCCTAGCAATTTCTTTTGTTATCTTTGCTTTATTTTTACCCTCTGCGGCTTTATCTAATAACTCATATAACTTTTTTATAGATAACGCTTTAAGTTTATCTTTGCCTGTTCGTGTTTTAAACGGGTCAGCATGTCGTCTGCTCTTATGTATTTGTTGTGTCGCCATTATCTACCTTTTGGACTTCGCCTGTTGATTTATTAAGTTCATACTCTGCTAAAATCTGTTCTTTTAATGCCTCTTGTTCTTCAGTATTTCTTGGACGCAGATCTCCCATTGCTTCATCCCATATATAGTTTTGTAATTCCGGTATAGTTATTGTAAACACTGTTTCTTTTTCTTCAGGTATAAATGCGGCTATAGGTTTCTTTTTACCAAATATCAAATCCCAATTCTTTTCAAACTGTTCGCTGTTTGGTTTAGATTGTAACCAATCGCCTGTTATATCATTACGTGCGGTCTTTTTCATACTGTGTCCTTATATCATTTAGTAAGTCTTCAAAGGTTAATTGGCTTTTATCTTTAGCAAATTCCACACTCATAAGATACCGAGTTGTTTCAAAGTTATATACTGTATGTGGCACTTGCGTATTAAATATATAGTATGTTGTAGGCTTATATTTTAATTCTTCTATTTCAAATACTGCGCCCTCTTTGTTAGGAGCAAAAGCACAAACACTTCTATCGAACGGAGTCAATAACATATTGATACCTACACCTCGTCTTGTATCTGTATGCCAATCATAACAAGTGTAAGGGTCTAATCTTAGTATTCCTACAATAAACTCATACCTTGCGTGTAGCCACCTAAAAAATTTATCTTGTGCTACTATATCTGGTGGTATAGGTTTAACATTAAAATTGTAGTGTGGAAACCACGGCTGAGGATTGAAGGCATAGTCATATAGTTCTTTAGCTATAGTAGACTTAGTGCCTATTTCATAGTAGTTCATTACTTAGCATCCATATAGTTATCACCTACACCTACCTCACAACCGAGTGGTAAGTCGCTACACCAAGAGGGCGCAGTAGTCATACATTTTTTAACGTAGGCTACACAATCGTCTACCTCTGTATCTTTACATAACATTACTAACTCATCATGCACAGTCATAACAACAGTATACCTTTTAGATACTTGTATTAACTGTTCTGCTATTATATCACGAGCCAACGCTTGTATGCAGCGTTGAAATGTTTTAGACGGGTGAATATATTCGGGGATTAAAGTTCTTCCCATTAACTTATCATATGCCCACGATTCGCCCATATCTGTCTTTAATTTACGAAGATTAGGTAATCCTAACATCATGCCATTAGGTTTCATCATGCCTTCTTTTGGGACAGCCGATATAATCCCACCATTACCCATTGTATAGTGTTGCCCTGCTCTTACACTTTCTAACATAGTTCCTGCGTCTTGCCACGCCTCAACAAGTTCGGGGTTTGATTTGCGATACGCATACACGATGTTTTTAACTTCGTTTAAGTCTTTGTCTACACCGCCTTGTTTTAATATAGAGTGCATCTTATTAGCCCCTACACCATAGATACCCGATAAATTTACTACTTTAAATATATATCGTAGGTCTTTGTTAACTTCGTTATAGGGTGTTCCTGTAATGTCTGCTGCTGATTGTGTATACAAATCAATACCATCTTTAATCTGCTGTATCTTTCCATGTGATTGAGCGAACCAATACGCAAGACGCAATTCAATATTGCTCAAGTCAGACGCAACAATTTTAAAACCTTTTGGGGGACAAATTGCTCGGCGAAGAGGTGATGACCGTGGTAAGTTTTGAAGATTAATACCATCAACCCCACTCCATCGATGAGACACAACTGCACCTGCATACTTTAACGGAACAGGAAGTTTTCCTCTGTTAGCTATGTTGATAAAGGTTTCTGTTCTTGTTTCTTCAATGGTAGATTTGTTTCCTATACGAGCCGCAGCTAAGGCTTGGACATAAGGGTCTTCATGTTCTAGTAAAGCTTTAAACCCTTCATCTGTTTTAGCTAACGCATATGTTTGTTTACCTGTAGCAGGGCTTTCTTTCATGGGCACTTTAATTTTCATGGTTTCTAAAATGGCAGCAAACTTAGGATTGCTCATAAGCGTATCCTTATCTACCGTTACTGAATTAAGTAGTTCTTCTTTCTTGGCTCTAACCTCAGCAAGATGTCTCACCAACAATCCCTTGTTAAGTTCTAGTTTAGGTTCTGTAAACATACGGATAGTTAAATCAATAAGTTTCATTTCGGGGGAAGTAAACCTGTCTTTTAATTCTGTGAATAGTTCGTAGGTTAGTTCTACGTCATTGATACAATAACCACCATATTTGGCTAAGTCATTGTGTGTGAAATCTAATCGGCGTTTACCTAAAGCGTCAAGGACTTCTGTTCCCTTCTCACCTAACTCATATAACTTAGAGAGATTCGCTAAAGATACAGACTCAGTTAACCCATGTAAAATTTGAGCCATACTCATGGTATCAAATAAACCTAATGGGTGTATATCAAATATCCACGACAGTATAGACGCATCAAACCTCATGTTATGTCCTAACACAAAGTGTTCATGCATGTTGTATGAGTCTAGGAAAGCTTTGGTCTCAGCATGTGTTCCTGTAAACCATTTAGTTACACCCTTATCCTTAACAGCTACACCTATGACTTCAAACTTTTCATCTCTGATGTATTCTTCGGTAGTGTATTTCTTTAAGCCATACTCTTTATCATAGTATGTTTCAAAGTCAAGCGTAATTAAGTTAGGCATTACTTACCCCTAACGCGGGCTTTAACTGCATGCTCATAGATAGCAGCAATGTTAATAACTTCCTCTGACTTTAATCCTTTAGGTCTAATTTTGATAACACCATGATGAATGGTAACGATTAAATTTCTTTCGCCTCTATCGAATGTAGTGGCAGATGTTTCCCTAGTAGTAGGGTTAGTTGATTTTGTAGCCATACCTCTCTCCTTGTGGGTGACTATTGCGTATTTTTACGCAAATGTCACGTTTGGTTGCGTCTATTGACGTTGTATTCCCAGTCGTCAGCACAATCTTTATCACACCAACGTCTTAAGTCTTTAAGCTTTGTGCCACAATTTAAACAGTGACCCGTTGCTTTTATATATTTCATGCTATCCATTTCCTTGCGGCGAATAGCATCTTCTTTTTCTAATCTATCTTGCGTTTTATCTGCATCATCTGACATATTTAAGCTTTTGTAATATCAATCGAATTATGAATAGGTCTATTACTAAAGAAAAAGTATATGGAGCATTCTTCTCTAGAAATTTAAGTTCTAAGCCTACCATAACTCCTGATATTAATGCAAGATTAAATACCCACATTATTCATCTATAACTTTAATGTTAACTGTTTCTTTTTCTAAAGTTTTAACCCATCTATTGACATACCATTGTGTCTTCTTAGCATCTTGTAATTCACTTTCTTTATGCCCTGCTCTAGTTAAATACTTTAATGCCGTTAATTTAAGATGTCCTTTAAACTCTTCGGGGGTTGACTTAGCCTCCATAATATCTATGGTCTCCATTCCTCCTTGAGTGTAGTGTGGTGGGTGATTTACCATGTCAGCAGTGATAGCAGGTTGACCTGCACCTTGACCTTGACTCATTCTTTTCATCATATCAGCCATTTGTTCATCAGAAAAATCAGCATAAGTTTCTTGCAATCTAATTTTAGGTTTCCCTGTTCTGTATGCCATTCTTGTCTCCTTGTATTTATTTAAAATTGTTTTTAATCTTGTCATGTTAATGTTTCCAATCTTTGTTCTAATGCTTCTAAATCATTTTCATTTACAACTAAAGCTACCCCTTCATTGTCGCGTATAGCTTCAAGGTTTCGTAGTTGTAATTCTGTAGGTCGATTAGTTCCTGCCTTACATTCAATACCTACAAATCTACCTCTGATACACGCAACAATGTCAGGCACACCTATACTTGTGTATGCACCAGCAACGGGGAAAAAATAATATACTCCCCGAGCCTTTAGCATCTTAACTACTTGTTGCTTAACCCATTTTTCTTTTACGGGTTGTTTCATTTTGGGATTTCCATAAGTCTTTGCACAACAGCTGCTTTCTTATCGTGAAACTCAGCTGTCTTCTGACCTATCACTCTAAAATCAATTTTTTGTTTAAAGGCAGAGTCTATGTTAGACATAGCGGCTTTATACTCTAGATAGATTTCATCTGTATTGTTTTCTGCAATCACATAAAATTGACCATCTCTAATACCTACATTCTTTACATACTTACCTACGTCTACGAGTTTAAGTATAGCCATCTTTTCCTTATCCTCTTTAGATACCACTGATGATTGTTCATCTATTGCATGAAATATTTTCATATGCTCTCCATAATTTCATTTACTCTCGATAAGATTTCTTGTCGAGCCCCTTGACTTTCTCTTAAATCATCTGCTGTTACACCTACTAGAGATTGTTCTAACGCTTGTCTTGCTTGCTCTAATTTAGGGTCTTTTGTTACATTAAGCCTTGTTAATAGATTTGTCAACTCTAATGCATTATCTACTAAACTATTCCTAAATATCTTTTTATCATCACCACTTAATCTATCTACCATATGTTCTAAGGTGTTATGCAACCTAGACCACGCATCACTCATAGCAGTTTCGACACGACCTTCATAGGCTTTCTGATATTCCTTTTGCATCTCTTCTCGTATGTCATCTGCGATGTCAACACGGAAGTCCTTTGTTTCTGGCACAGGCATAATAGTATATCTCAAATTGAACTTAGACTCAATCTTGTCTGCATCGGGATACTCTGACCTATCAAACAGATTACCTAGTTTATATACCATACTCTGAATGATGTTTGGGTATTGTTGTATAAACGTATTGATACGAGATTTAAACTCAGCCTCATATACCCCTAGCTGTTGTTTATAGTCAAAGAAGTTTGTCATAGGTAATAACCTTGTGCCTGTATCTGACCAAGGTAGTGTTTGTCTACCATGCCAATCACGAATTTCATTAGCTAACTTTGTGATAGCATCTAGTTGGTCTGAACCTGCAAGGATATGTTTGTTATAGTTACCCGCCTTGATGGTTGTGTTTTTGTTTATATCAATTTCTTTAGACACATTCTTATCTAGTTTCCTAGCTGTCCATATTGATATGTTTAAGTCAATTAAAACTGCACTGCTTGCTATACTAATGTTACTCATTTTAGTTCTCCTCTATGTTAATAAGTTTATGTATTGCAGGGTGATACAATAAGTGCTTGTATGTCTCCTCATAATTCAAACGCTTGTATTTCCATTTCACTTTCTTATCTTTAAACCAATCGGTATCTACTAACTCCATCAATACATTATGCAAAGCCCAATAATCCATGCGATACTCTTCATTATTGTGGTCACGCACTGATATAACAGTGCTAAACTTACAAGATAATATAGTTACGCTTTTAGGTTTAGGCATAGTATTCATCCTCATCTTTATCCTGTTCTTCATAGGGTAAAGCATACGAATACTCTTCTCGACCAAGCACAATAGGAAACTCTTTCATATCAGGTAGGGCTTTTAAAACTTCGTGAACTTTGTGGTCTTTATCTATTTTAACTCTACCAATAGCATGCAGTTTGTCTCTTACCAAATGGTCAATGTTATATAAGTCAACATGTCCTGTTGTTGGTCGTTCTGCCAATATTCGCTCCCATTTTCTTATATCATCTGCCAAAGTTCTTTGATGATGTTCATGATGGGGAGTGACTAATTTAGTAATTGCAACTGCTCCTGCTAACTCATCAAATATTGGATGGTCGGGTGTTATACTTTTCCACGACATATGACTATTGCTTTCATTACCTACAATAAAATGTGGAATAGCATATTCACGCAATATACTTCTAGTTATATATGATGTTGTGGCGTTACCACTTGTTGCATAACCATTTGCTACTTGATTAGCTACTCTCTTTAGTTGATTTCTGGTAAGGTTTTCTGTATCAATGTTAACTATTATATTTTTTGCCACCATTGATAAATTACTGTGTATATCAATATTACTTAACATAATTTTCTCCTTAATAACTATCTGCAAATTCTTGAAATTCAACAGCAACCAAACCAAGAGTTTTATTTTGTAGCTTTTCTAAAAACTCTTTCAGTTCCCCCTCTATAACATTATCTATTTGCATAGCTTTCTTTAAAACTTTTACCGTTTCTGTATCGTAGGTATACATTCTCATTTCAGTAGATGTTGTTTGATTGTTGGCGTTAACAATATCTGTTTCTATGTGACGCATGTCATAAGAATCCGCACTAATTTTAGCTATTGATGCTACATTTTTAAGCGTTTTAAAGAATGTATGACCGTCTGGAATATTTTTCCATGAAGAATACCATCTGCTAAAACTGAAGTGAGGGATTGGATACTTTTTAATTAACCACCTAGCTACTGCTGAAGGCATTGTCCTACCTTGTGATACACTCCCATTACGAACTTGTCTTACTATGTTTTTAATCTGCCTATCACTAAACAAATTAAAATCTATTTCCATAGTTATAGACTTTGTATACTGCATTACTTCTTGTTTTAAATATATTGCCACTTTTTCTCTCCTTGAAAAAAGAGACAAAGTATCATTTTTGATACAATGTCTCGGGTTATATTACTCATCAATATGAATGGTCTTACCATGTGGTGATGTGTTGTGGCGTGCTGTGACTGCCCATAGTGTAGGGTATTCCCAATTGCCACCCCAATCATCTTCTACATATCCATCTGTTAATATAATGATAGCCTCGGGTTGTATGCGTTTATCTTTAACATACTGATTGACGCAACCAACATGAGTGCCACCCCCACCTGCAGGTTTGGTAGATTGAACCAAGGCTTTGTAGTCACCTTGATTGTATGTCTCATGCCCTGCAACTGCAGTATCCCAATACAATAACTCTATACTTGATGGGGATACATCATCACATATAGCTACAACTTCTGATAAAAACTCATTGAGTTCTTTCTGACCAATAGAACCCGATGTATCTATACCGACTACAACTTGACCTATAGACTCACCTATCATGCTAGGCATATATATGTCATGCCCAATGAAACGCTTGTGTGGTCGTTTCCATGATGTTCTATCTTTGTTCTTACAAGTAGAATTGACGAACTCACGCAATTGCTCACGCCAATTTACTTTAGGTTCAAGTATTTCGTTGACTGCTCTGTTCTTATTGCCTTGCATCTTGCCACGAATAATTTCACCTTGTCGTAATGCTTGGTCTATCTGCTTGGCAGTCTCTTTAACTTCATCATCAGATAAAGCTTCAGCACCTTCCCAATCATGTGTATCATGACCTGCTTGTTGCTTAACAAAGTTACTATCTTTCTTAAGCATGTCAAAGATTTGTTTAGTAGTCATGCCCTTGTAAGCCATATCAAACAACGCTGAGTCGGGTCGTTTGGCAATCTCACTATCAGCATCAGCTTCATGTATTGCATAGTTCACAACATAGTCAGCCGCCATGTTTGCAAGCATGGGATTTTCTTTCCATAGCTTTTTCCATAGGTGCATATGTTGATACACCTTGTGCAACGCTTCATGCAACACAACATAGTTTAGTTCTTTGTCATTCAATGTATCAATAAACTTTGGGTTATACATGACATCACGACCATTGGTTGCCGCAGTCGGTAAGTCTTCCGTAAAGTTTACCTTGCCCACCGATAACACACCTGCAAACATACAGAACTGTTTGCTACGCATTATAGCTATGTGGGACTTCGTGACTCTTTGCTCACTCGTTAGTGCCATCACTATTCTCCTTATAAAACATATATGTAACAGTGCCTTCTGTATCTTCAAGCCTTAACCATTGGTTAGGGCATTGATTAAGCCAATCTAAAAATTCGTCCGTCATATATCCTCCTAGAAGTATTGGTTATTCTTAACTGCCCAATCAATGAACGACTTGTTGGTAGCCGCAATCTGTTTGCGTGATGATGCCATCATGTTGACTGCAAACAATGCTTGTATCTCCATTGGTAAGCGTTGAAGATAAGTTACCCACGCATCCATATGTTTGTCTGTGATTGTCATAAGTTCTCTCATCACTAGAATTACTCGAGCCGCAGGGTCGTTAGGCAACTGAGCCTTGTCGGGTTCTTGATAGATACTTTCTTTGGTCGGTAGTCCATCAGCTAAACTAAAGTAAGCAGACATATCCCTAGCCGCTGACTCGCCCAATGTGCCTGCAAGTGCAGTCAAGGTAGTATCTTCACCTAGTGTTGCTCTGTTCTTAACAATGAATGATGCTTTCTCTAACGAACGAGGCGATACAAATGCCTCTTGCTGTTTTCTAGGATTGTAGATATACATGTTCTCTTTCTGTGAGTCATCTGTATATGATGCTAGGGCATGAGGAAATTGTTTAACCCACGCTACAACTTCGGGTGCTATGTTGTTATCAATAGCCCAATTAATCCACTCATCATCATTAGGGTTACGCACAATGACTGCCGTCAATCTGTTCTTGGCATGAGCCTTCATCGTGTCACCTACACCATCTGTTGTAAGATTACCTGTTGAATATACAATAGAGTCGGGGTGAAACTTAACTGCACCTAACCTTCTCTCTAGCATGACAGGCAATAACATATTCTTAACAGGTTCGCTTGCCTTTGTTATCTCATCTAGCATGATGATGACAGGCTTGTTGTCATGAATAGCAAAGCGTTCATTCGGATAGAATGTAGTAGTCTTGCTCTCATGGTTCATGGCAGGCATAGCTAGGTCGCCCAAATCTAAGTCAGCACAATCTATATACACAGGTGTGTGGTCGGGAAATCGTTTAGCTAATGATTTCAATATAGATGACTTGCCAATGCCTGGCTGACCTTTGAGATGAACTGTAACATCACGACCGACTGTTGCAATCAACTCTTCTGCTTGTTTCAAACTGATTTCTTGTTGCATCTTGCTTTCTCCTTAAGGTTAAAGACATTTGCGTGGAATTACGCATTTGTCTCGGGTTTTACTTCTACTAAAACTTGTGGACTATTTTTCTTTAACTCGTTGTATAAATAATTTTTCATACCACGAATGGTTATCTTACCTTCCCATTCACGATTGCTAGGATTAAATACAGAACTATATGTCTGACGAGCCAACGCATAATACGCATACCACCATTGACTTTCATCTAACGCACTATTTAAAATAATATTAGCAAGTGAGTTTTTATTATTCATCGTTTGTGTATTGATATACTTTTGAGTAGCTTCATCAGTTATATAATCATTATTCAACTTACTCATACTATCTGCATACTTAAGAAAGGGTTGATACTCACGAGTTATTTCTTTCATACGTTTTCTATCTACCTTAAACTTTTTAGGTGTAAGGTAATTATTATTATCATCAAACCTTTTATCGTAATACACCTTATACCAACTATCTTTATCAATATGTCTATCGGCTTCATCTCTGATTCCGTATAGTGTTACTCGTGACTCTATATCTTTGTTAGCTTCGTGGCTAAAGGGTTTAGGCACATAGTCATCGGCATAATATTTCCAAAACGAAATAGTATATGTTAGCCCTTGTATAAATAACTTTGTGCTTAACGATGGATACCCACCTAAACTAAACTCCATATGCGTAGGGTAATATCTAACTAACTCTGTGTCATAGTAGCCTGCGATATAGACTTCAACACCTTCTAACATTTCTTGCTTAAGCCATTTCTCTTTCTCATACCTACCACCCAATCTACGCATGGAATGTGGCTGACCACGCACAGCAGTTCTACTTTGATACTCTTTCTTTGCCTGTTCAAAGGTTTTGATAACAGGCATATTGCTAGTGTTTATATGAAAGCCCATGCTATTCTCCTTCTTTCATGTCATAACCTCTGTTCATCCAACTAACAAACTTCATGTTAATAAGCCAATCTTGCATGCTAGGTATCCACCCACCACAATCTTCTTTAACATGTTGTTCCCCGATAAGTCTTGTAGGCACTTCACGACCATCACTATTCACAATGAATAACCCGAATTGTCTTTCACATTCAAAGATACCCTGTGAGTGATGACGAATTGCCCTGTGTCTTGCATCAGCAAAACATTCTTTGGTTGCATCAAACCAATCATGGATAGGTTGATAGTCTGCCTCAACACCTCCCCACTTCTTTACAGATGTTTTAGAATGGTAATGAGTATTCATTATATTTCGTCCTCCTCATCGTCCATGTCGTAGGTATAATCATCTGTTGACATATGATTGATACCGACATTCAAGCTTATCTTTGGAGGGCTTTCAGTAAAGTCAATCGTAAACTCACCTTGACCACCTTCGTTGTTATACCAATCCAACCCTGTGCCATCTAATGCACGACTACATAAGTCTTCAAGGGCTTCATATAACGACATCTGTTTTGTTTCAAGGGGCTTATCACCATAGGCAATTTGTGTCCAAGCAATCATGTCACTAGGTATGTCGTGAACATCATCATTCCTATCTCTATAAAAGACACCTTCTATTTGCCCTTCATCACCTCCACCTCTAAACTCTACATACACATGCTTTGCACCTAGCAGATTTAACTGCGTCAGTAGTGTTTCTTTTTCTTGTTTATTTGGAAAGATGTTTTGCATTTTTCTCTCCTTTGGTTTTCATTAGATATACTGCTAGTTTGTAATTTGTTTCGGAAGGGATAGGGGTTACATGATTTAACCCATATGATTTGAATAGTTCACCTAATAACTTGGCTTGATACTGCTCGCTTTTTATATCCTGTTTCATGATTGCTCTCCATAAAAAAAGTGACATGTGCGTAAATTTACGCAATTGTCACAGGTTAAAATACATACTACTTTTACTACTCTTACAAATATTATTATAGCATACCTACTTGACAATGTCAAGTCAAAAGTCTCAAAAAAATTACTTACTTTTGTGTGAAGAATTAAGCCCTTTTAGTAGTTCTAAATCAGTTACAACAATATAGTTTGACTTCGGCATAGGCACAATCGTATGTTTATAATTAAGTGCGTTCTTCTCTCCACACTTAAGACACACATGATAACCTATGGCTATGCGTTCATCAGCTATCTCGTTCCCACATTTACATAAATACATATTCTCTCCAAATTAAAAACGCAACATACGCAAACGCAAACGCATAGATTGTCCATGTCATATACTTCTCTTGTCTACGGTCACTGTCCCCATTTGTATATACCCCACGCCAAGCTTCGTAAGCAGAACGGGGTGTAGGTTTCGGCACGCTATCGGGTTGGAAAAAGTGATAACCCTTTTTTGCGTTTGACGCAAACTTTCTCAACTGCCATGTTTCAAACTTGCGTATGGCTCGTCTTTGTTCTTTGTTCATAAGTTCTCCTATAAGTATGTTGTATGTTAATAAGTCCTTGACTATGCAAATAGTTTAATCGTGCATCGCAAAGTCCTAACACACTACTAATATGTTTTTTGGTAGCAGTAGGTTCTTTTAATAAAACTTCGTTAACTTTGTTGGCATGACGCCAATCATCTAGCTTGGTATACATTAGAATAAACACTCTCCTACTAAAGACATAACATCTACCTCTACTTCTTTAATGACTTCTAGCTTAATGACATTACTCCCTTGTTCTTTATGCCACTTCGCCTCTTTAGCACTCCATCTATACTTGCGTAAGATTTCTCCGTCATCATCTACAACAGCATAAGTAAATGGTATAGACATTCAATAACTCCCCCAATAAACCATAGTATTGTAATTATAATTATGGCTAGGCATACAACATCTAGTTTAGACATCATAGCCCCCCGTATGCGTCAGCTAAAGCTTTACCATACTTCTTTAACTTCTTGTCATGCTCTAATACTTTATCAGCACTCTTTTTAGCTTTAACTACAAACTGCAAATAGTTTTCTTCCCCTATAAAGTATGGAAGTAATACTTGAAACGCTTGGTGTAGCTTTTCATAGTCGGGTTCATCGGGAAAAGTTAAGTTAACTTCGTAAGCTTGTTTCAAACCTTCACACAATATCTGTTCTATTTGGTCTGCGTTTAGTTCAATTTGCACTTGCATATCTCTCTCCTTTTTGTTTATAAAAAATAAGATTAGACCATTTAACTACAGGTTCTAATCTTGTCCATGACTTTGGTTTCTTTATGGTAGTGTCATGGAAGTTTGTTGCACCATAACTATAATCAACTTCAAGGCGATGTAATACCTTGTAAGCAATATCAAAATATTCCTGTCTTATTACCGAAGGTGGTTGCACTAACCCATACCAACTAAACTGATATGGTCGTTTCATTTCAAGGCACACATTCTTTTTTTCAAAGTCGGCTCGCCTCATTAACACATAGCCTACTGCTACTTGTGCCTGATGTGGCTCATGAGCAGACTCCATGTATATGGTCGTGGCGAGACAAAGCAAAGCTTGGTCAATCATACTGACCTCCTTTATATTTGTTTATACGAGTTTAAATTTAGTCTAGAAGTAGACTAGTGTGCCTTTATTAAAAAGGTATAGATGGATTGTTTCATAGAGTTCTCCTTTATATTAGTCTTCGCAAGAGCCATTGACACAGGCTACATTGTTTAAGATTTCATTTTCAAGTTCTGTAAGTGCTTGTTTTTTCTCAATTTCTAGTGCTTTGTCATTGAGTTCTGCATACATATCTGATGTATACGGCTCATACCTTATCATCAAATTTGCGTCAGCACAAGCGTTTATGTAGTCATCAAACAAAAACCGAGACACAGTATCAGAGTTGATACTTAATACTATTGTGATTTTATTGCTCATTGTTTTCTCCTTTTCTATCGGGTCGTCTGACATAATACTTCCTCTCGGCACAGGATACATCTTCACACTTCAAACACTCAAGACAGGCTTTGTCTATGAGTAAATCTTCATAGTGCCTTTCTTTATATAAGACATACCTAAACTTATCTAACTCCATAACTGCATAGTCAATAAGTCTGCGTTGCACTTCGTGTGGCTTGGTCGGTGCTATCTGTTTATACATACTCAACCACTCTTTGTCACTAAAGTTATCTAGGATATCTTTAACCCTATACGACTTTAACTGCGTGGTCACATATTCTTTTACTTGGTCTATGTTCATCTTATAACCATGACAAGTAGTAAAAAGATATTGATACCTACAGACACAACTGCACAAGTTCTCAATCGTCTGTAATGCTCTTTGTTTATAGGTGTATATTCTGACATGTAAATTTCCCTGTCATAACCTTTATAGCTTGGTGATGCTTGTGTTTTAAATATCGGTTTCGTTTTCATTTGACTTCCTTCCATGTTTTAAATACATTCACTTTTTTCCATACACTATCTTGCCCTTTTTTATAACCTACACGATAGGCAACATAGCAACCATAAGCCAACAACAATAACATTTGCAAAAAGATATAAGTAATATCACTCATTTTTTATCTCCCCTATCTAAATAAATTAATACCACATAAGCGACTACTAAAAATACGCAGACTCCCATTATATACCAATCATAAATACTAATCATTTCGTTCTCCTTAAAAGTCAGCCGTATGTTTATAATCAGCACCATTCACTTCGGCTAAATGAATAGATACTTGCCATGCTTTCTTTTTAGATACTTGTAAATCTTTCAAAGCTTTCTGTTTAGCTGACCAAACATCGTCAGCTTGTATCTCATACTTCTCACCTAAATACAACGCAATATATCCGTTCATGATTGCTCTCCTTTTAAACATAAATCATAAGCCATTAATTGATACAGGGCTAAGTTAGTCAAAGTATAACCACCATCAAAACTTCTGTTAATAACCCACCAATCATAAATACTAGTCATAATGCTCTCTCTTTCCAAAAAGTGACAATTGCGTAAAATTACGCAGATGTCACGAAGTTAAATAAGTCATTTCTTATATGCGGAATACCCCACGCATGAATATTATTATAGCATAGCTAGTTGACATTGTCAAGGTAGATGTCTTTATATATAGGGGGGGATTTAATTAACTTGGTTAACTTCGTGGATTGGTTTCAAGGGAAGGTTAAAAATTTAAGGCTCACCGACTAGACGAACGAACGGTCACCACCAAATTTTGTCCCTATAGTTTGTAGGGGTTTGTCTCTGAAAAATCAAGGTGCGTGTTATAATACCAAGTGCTTGATTTCATTAGCTTTGTTAACTTTGTTATTGACAAAGTCCATTCATTTATAACACGATAAGTCTTTGATTATAAAACACTTAAACAGAAGTATTGACAAAGTCCAATCATCTATAACAGGCTAAGTCATTGATTTATAAGTAATAATACATTATAACACGCTAAACAGCATTGCGTGGGCTGGGAGAAAGGGCAGGGAAATTTATAAAATCGGCTATGCCACGAAGTTAAATTAGTAAAACTTTTTTCTGGCTGAAGCCTTTTTCAAAAGTCGTGTTATAATGTTATAATATAAAATATATATATAATACAAGCACTTGCCTTTTTTTAATCACTTGCGTAAGTCATTGATTTTACAGTAATAAAACACTACCCCAACAAAGTCAAGTCTGTAAGTCCTTGATTATTAAGTAATAAAACAGACCTTGTTATAATACAACTTATGCGTGTTATAATACAACTTGCCAAAAGATGTAGCCACAAAGTTAACTTCGTTATATAAGTCCCCCTCACCTACTCTTTATTGTCACGGTCATCGTGGGGATTGTGTCCCCAAAATTTTGACGAAAAAAAAGGGATAACGAAGTTAATCGTTATCCCTTAATATTACTTTTTTAACTTCGTTTACTTCGCAGGATTATGTTTACTATCCTCAAATTCTATTTCAAAGGTTGCTAGGTTAGTATCCAAATACATAGCGAAGTCATATTTTTCTTTTACTAGAGTTTTCATTCTAGCTAGAAAATTATTTGCGTTAGCTGTTCTCGCTAGTTTTTGCAATTTCTCGCTTTCTTTTTCGTTAGCTAGTTCTCTATTCACAAGTTCTGCTTTTCCACGAAGTCCAAAAAGTTTTTCAAGGTTAGCGTCATCTACTTCGGAAACTAGATAATCTTTTCCATCAAGTCCCGTCATTGATTTTGCTTTCTCTCTCTGCGTTGCCTTTTTGATAGCCTCTACACTTTTCGCTTTAGGCTTTTCTAGGTCATACATGATACCCAATAACTTAACGATACTAGCCCAAATATTTTTGAATGTAGCCTCTTCAATTTTCATTGAAGTTATAACGGCTTTCTCGGTGTTATCGTGACAAGCGTTCCATAATTCATAGCTCGGTGTAGTTCCTAGAATTGACGCTAGGTTCTCGGCTATTAAATGCTTTAATTCCTCGCTGTTCTTATGATTAGCTACAACCTGTTCAAAGGGTTGAATAACGCCCTGTTCAAGTGATAGCGTATCATCTGCACTCATACAAAATACTGCTTTCTTAACTTCTGCTACTGCTTTTTTAAGGCTAGGTTTCTTTGACATAATAATTCTCGCTTTCGTTTTTAAAGTTTAATTAAATAAGACAAGTGCGTAAAATTACGCAGAAGTCCCAATGAAAAGAAAAGACATATAAATTTTTCAGTTCATGTGAAGAATTATAGCATAGAAACTAGACAAAGTCCAGCTTTTTGTCCCCTAGTCCCCCCCTATGACCCCATTATTTGATGAACCTTGTCCCCGTCTGTATTCACTGGGAACTACACAAATGATATGGTAGTTTTATAAAATTGAAAAAAGGAAACACCCCCCTTACTTTTGAAAACTCAAAAAGCAAAAAATATTTTGCAAATTTTTAAAACCTTGCCCTACCCCCCACATTATGATACTATACAAAATATGAAATACGATACCCCTAGACTTAGAGCTAAAGCAGAAGGCAAACCACGATATGAGGGGTTACCCTGTAAATATGGTCATGGTAATACTAGGTATGTAGGTAGCCAAGATTGTGTTGAATGTCGCAGGCAAAGAAAAAACGAAGCCCGTAAGAAAACTCAAAAGCATGGCAAACGAGGCAGACCAAAATCAACTAGAACTGTAGAGGAAATAAAAGAATCTATAAGACGAGCAACTAGAAAATATTGGAATAAACCTGAGAATGCTGGAAAAAGAGCTGCTAAAAGAGTTAAGTATAGAGCAAGTAAATTGCAACGTACTCCTAAATGGATTACTAAAGAAGACATAAATAAAATAAGACAAATATATACTGAAGCTATACAAAGAACAATTGATACAGGAATTAAATGGCATGTGGATCATATCTACCCACTACAAGGCGAAATAGTATCAGGACTGCATACACCATCTAATCTACAAATAGTAACAGCAGCAGAAAACCTAAAAAAAGGAAATAAAATCTAAATAGCTTTAGGATCGAAGTTGTATAACTCGGAGTAGACGTTTTTAATACGAAGGAACTTAGGGCCATGCTCATGGAAGTCATCATCACCACGAACATAGAGAGCTAGATGTACCATTTCATGCAGAAGAGTTTGGAATATAGTAGTGAAGTGCCCACATGCATTAGAACTTATTTGAATTTCCATTTCATGCTCATCAAAACAACCATAGATGTTAGGATTTTTAATAACTTTAAACTTAACTTTGTGTGACTTAGGCATAGGAAGGGTGTTGAAAGGAGCCATCTGGCATGCCATGTTATAGAGTATCTCTAAATTCTTCTTAGTCAGCGTGGTTTTCATAACTCATTGTATCAAAAAAGTACTTGATTAATATAACAATTTACTATATATTGCCCTCAATAGCTGCAAATAAATTTCTAAGGTGTAAACAGCGACATTTTATGGCAATAACAATCATACCAGACCCAAACAAACCCCTGCCTGATGACTTTGAGGCCGAAGAACCTACGACTTTAGATAAAAAAGTAAAAGTTGTTGCTAATACTGCTAAGATTTTACTAGAAGCAGGTGCAGATATACCTATTTCTACTATTGAAAAGCAAGAAGCTGCTGATTTATTCAAACGTTTTACTGATCCTGAAGCTCCAAACACATTAAATGCCGCAACAAACAAAGCATTAAATACTCCAGCTACGGTTCAACACTTATTTACGATGCTCTCGGACTATGATCATCAAGTTGTACAAGAAGCCGTCCAGTTGAGACGGTTTGTTACAAATAAACTCCTAGAAGATGCAGGATTATCAGACCCAAGACATAGATTAAAAGCTCTAGAATTACTAGGTAAAATATCTGATGTAGGTTTGTTCTCAGAGAAAACAGAAATTACAGTTAGAAACTTAAGCCCTGAAGACTTAGAAACTCAAATTAAATCAAAGCTTTACAAAATATTAGGAACTACTTCTGCTGTTGACACATCGTTTGAAATTATAGATGCTGTAGATGTAACTCCAGAAAAAGAATAGTATGGCATTGGATATTTCGGGCTTTACAGAAGCTGATGTACAAAAAGCTCTAGCTAATATAAGCCTGCTTCCAAGAAATGAACAGATACAATTACTTGCAGAGTTAGAAGAGTTAGAAAAAACAAGAGCATTAGATTTAAGACAGAATAAATTTTTGGAGTTTGTAAAACATGTCTATCCTGGTTACATGGTTGGTGCACATCATAAGCGCCTGGCTCAAATCTTTGAAGACATTGCTAACGGGAAAAAGAAACGCGTTATTGTTAACATTGCTCCGCGACACGGAAAGTCCGAGCTCATCTCATATTTGGCACCAGCTTGGTTTTTGGGTAAGTACCCACACAAGAAGATTATTATGGCATCTCATACTGCTGACCTTGCAGTTAACTTTGGTCGACGTGTTCGTAACCTTGTCAGTTCTGATGCTTATAGTGATATTTTTCCTGATGTAGAGCTACAAGCAGATAGTAAGTCAGCAAGTAGATGGGGAACAAATCATAATGGAGAGTATTTTGCTATTGGTGTTGGTGGTGCCCTCGCTGGTCGCGGGGCTGATTTATTTATCATTGACGATCCACACTCGGAGCAAGATGCCAAGTTGGGACGACCGGATGTTTTTCTGCCTGCTTGGGAGTGGTTTCAGTCTGGCCCAATACAACGTCTTATGCCGGGCGGCGCGATTATTGTTGTAATGACTAGGTGGTCTAAGCTAGACTTGACCGGCCAAATAGTTAACCAAATGATAAAGACTGAAGGAGTTGACGATTGGGAAGTCGTTGAATTTCCAGCGATTATTGAAAACAAAGCGGGCGAAGAAGAAAGTCTTTGGCCTGAGTTTTGGCCACTTGAAGAATTACAGGCAAAGAAAGCAGCACTAGATGTACGATACTGGAATGCTCAATACTTACAGAACCCAGTGTCAGAAGAAGGTGCCCTCATTAAACGTGAGTGGTGGAATATATGGGAAAAAGAAGATCCACCCCGTTGCGAGTTTACAATCATGTCTTTGGATGCTGCACAAGAAGCTAACAATAGAGCCGATTATAATTCGTTAACTACGTGGGGAGTCTTTTTTAACGAAGAGACCAATAATTATAATATAATACTATTAAATGCAATTAAAGAAAGATTAGAGTTCCCGGAGTTAAAGGAGTTAGTACTTCGTGAGTACAAGGATTGGGAACCAGATGCATTCATAGTAGAAAAGAAATCTAACGGAGCCGCTCTCTATCAAGAGATGAGAAGGATGGGTGTTCCGCTAGGGGAATTTACACCGGGCAAAGGTCAAGATAAGATTAGCCGCGTTAACTCCGTGGCAGATCTCTTCAGATCTGGTATAGTGTGGGCTCCAGATAAACGTTGGGCTCATGAACTTGTTGAGGAGTGTAATGACTTTCCGTCAGGTGCCAACGATGACCAAGTAGATAGTACCACTATGGCACTCATGCGCTTTAGACAAGGTGGGTTCATAAGACTACCAAACGATGAAGCTGAAGATATACCAGGATTTAGAAGTTCTAGGAACAAGTTGTATTTAGTTTAAGGATAAATTATGGCAATTAATGTAGATAAAAGTATAAGTCAAGCGCCTCAAGGAATTGAAGAGTTAGCAGCTCAACAACCCGCTATGGAAATTCAAATTGAAAACCCAGACTCAGTAACACTAGATGATGGCAGCATGGAGATTACTATTATTCCTGGTAAAGAAAAAGATGATGAGTTTAATAATAACTTAGCAGAAGACATGGATGAAGGTGAGCTTACCGAATTATCAGGAGATTTAATTGGTGAATATGATGCTGATATTAATTCAAGAAAAGATTGGCTAACTACATATGTTGATGGATTAGAATTATTAGGTCTTAAAGTAGAAGATAGAACTGAACCATGGCCAGGTGCATGTAACGTATTTCACCCACTCATGACAGAAGCGTTAGTCAAATTTCAAGCAGAGACTATGATGGAAACATTTCCAGCTGCAGGTCCTGTTAAAACAATTATAGTAGGTAAACAAACCCCAGAAAAAGAAGAAGCAGCACATCGAGTTCGAGAAGACATGAACTATCAGTTAACAGACACAATGCCAGAATATAGACCTGAGCATGAAAGAATGTTATGGGGACTAGGACTAGCGGGTAATGCGTTTAAGAAAGTTTATTTTGATCCATCGTTAGAACGTCAAGTAGCGATGTATGTTCCTGCAGAAGATATAGTAGTGCCTTACGGTGCGTCTAATCTAGAAACTGCAGAACGTGTAACCCATGTTATGCGTAAAACGCCTAATGAATTAAAAAAATTACAGGTAGCTGGTTTTTATCGTGATGTAGATTTAGGTGAACCGTTCTTAGATATTGATGAAGCAGAGAAAAAAATTGCAGAAAAACTAGGGTTTAATCCTTCAGAAGATGATAGATTTAAAATTCTTGAGATACATGTTAATTTAGATTTAGAAAATGGTGATTCTGAAGATGGCATTGCATTACCTTATGTAGTAACTATTGAAAAAGGTACAAGCACTATTTTAGCTATTCGTCGTAATTGGAATCCAGATGATAAGTTAAAAGCTAAACGTCAACACTTTGTTCATTATGGTTACATTCCAGGTTTTGGCTTTTACTGCTTTGGTTTAATTCATTTGATAGGTGCTTTTGCAAAATCAGGTACTATGATCTTACGTCAACTTGTAGACGCAGGTACTCTATCAAACTTACCAGGTGGTATGAAGTCACGAGGACTTCGTATCAAAGGTGATGATACTCCTATAGCTCCAGGGGAATGGAGAGACGTAGATGTACCATCAGGTGCTATCCGAGATAACATTTTACCGTTGCCTTATAAAGAACCTTCACAAGTTCTTAATATGTTGATGAATCAAATTATTGAAGAAGGCCGTGCATTTGCTAATGCAGAAGGTTTAAAAGTTTCTGATATGTCAGCTAATGCTCCTGTTGGAACTACATTAGCAATTCTTGAACGTACATTAAAAGTAACATCAGCTATTCAAGCGCGTATCTACTATGCGATGAAACAAGAGTTTAAGTTACTTAAAGGCATTATTCGTGATTACACCCCAAAAGAATATTCATATGATCCAGATGTAGGTGATAGACGTGCTAAACAAGCAGATTATGATAATGTAGATGTTATACCGGTATCTGATCCAAATGCTGCAACAATGTCTCAAAAAGTTGTACAATATCAAGCAGTTATGCAAATGGCGCAAGCTAATCCACAGATTTATGACTTAGCTGAGCTTAATAAGCAAATGTTAGAAGTATTAGGTGTTAAGAACATTGGTAAACTTATTCCAGCTGCAGAAGATAAGAAACCTAAAGATCCTGTAACTGAAAATATGGCTCTTATTAATGGCACACCTGTTAAAGCGTTTCTATACCAAGATCATGAAGCACATATTAAAGTGCACATGGCAGCTATGCAAGATCCTAAGATTGCACAACTTATAGGTCAAAATCCTCAAGCTCAAGTAATACAAGCTGCTGCAATGGCTCATATTAATGAACATATTGCGTTTGAATATAGAAAACAAATTGAAGACCAGCTAGGTATACCTTTACCTAATCCTGAAGATGAAATTCCTAAGGAAGAAGAAGTACAAATATCTAGACTTGCTTCACAAGCAGCACAACAGTTATTGCAAAAAAATACTGCAGAAACTCAACAACAAACCGCACAACAGCAAGCACAAGATCCGCTTATTCAAATGCAACAACAAGAACTTCAACTTAAAGCACAAGAAATTCAAATTAAAGCCCAAAAAACAATGGCCGATATTGAAATAGATAAAGCTAGATTACAACTTGATAAAGCTAAAATGGATTCTCAAGAGCGTATTGAGGGAGTAAAAATTGGAGCAAAAACAACATTTGATAAAGAAAAACTACAAGCAGATCAACAAGCTCGCGGAGTTGAGTTAGGTATGCAAGCAGTTCACAAACAACAAGATATGCAATTATCAAATAATAAAAAGGATCAACAACAACCAAAGGAGTAGTAAATGATAGACCCAACGTTAGAGCTATTAATCAACAAGATAGCTGAGAAACGCAAAGATATATTAAGTTCCATTGCTGACGGTTCTGCTAAAGATTATGCACATTATCAATCTGCAGTAGGATATATAAGAGCTTGCGATACTATACAAGGCCTTATTGCCGATATCGTAAATAAAATGGAGAATTCTGATGAGTGAACAAATACTCACTATGAATAAAAATTTAGTTGATGCTAGTGGTCGACCAATTAATATTCCAACGGTTACTGAAGTAGAAGTAGAAGATATACCAATTGAAGAACGGGGTTTACAATTACCTGAGCCTAAAGGATACAAAATACTTTGTGCAATTCCTGATGCTTCAGAAACTTATCAAGGTGGTATTGTAAAAGCAGATTCAACTAGAACTATAGAAGAACATTCAACTGTAGTTTTGTTTGTAGTTAAAGTAGGTGATTTAGCTTATAAAGATGAAGCA